ATGTGGGTAGGGGGTGTGATATTTTCGACCCCCCCCCCCTATGCCTTTAGCCCTCTGTAGTGGAGTTACTCCATACTCTCTTGTAGATATTGAGAAAATCGTAAGTAATTATCTCATCAATTGCTCGATTAACTTCTTTTTCAACTTCTTTCTCTGAAAGTCCATCAGAAAGCTTCGCAATTCTTGCTAATTTACCACAAGTATTGTAACCTTTCTCAACATCGAACAGAAACCAAGAAGTAAACTGTTCGAATGGATCAAAAGGATTGTCAAATGTTGTCAACATGCATTTGTTGTCCATTTCAAATTCACTCCTTTAAATATTTAGAAACTGTTGATGTTGAAATACCAAGTTTGTTTGCTATTTCAGCTAAAGTATAGTTAGAAGCACTAAGAGCTTTGATTCTATTCTTTTGTGCAGAAGTGAGTGTACCGTTAGAACGAGGCGTTGCACGCTGTCTAAGTGCATCAACATCTGTATTAGCAAGGATCTTAGTAAGTCTATTCTCACTAATAGCCCCTGCCTGTATAGCTTCCCATTCACGGTCAGTTATTACAATATTACGATCGCTTCTACGAACAGCACCCATCTCTTGTCTATACTTACTGAGGGCTCTCTGTCCTATCTTCTTGATCTCGCCATTCTCCATATCTTTGCCAGTAGACTCCTTATAGGCCCTCTTTTTAGCAGCAACCTCTGCATTAGCACGGATCTGAGCCTGTCTTTCACGAGGAGCATTCTTTTCTGCCTCGTTAAGCTTATGAAGCAGCGAGTCTACCTCCTTCTGGTAGGTGGCTTTGGCTTGGCTATCATACTCCAGCTTACCAGTATTCATGGCTTCCTTACGGGCCTGGTTAGCCAGGGACTTCATACGGTTAGCATAGTCCGCATAGGCCCTCTCCATAGGAGTATTGGCCTTGGATACCAGGGTATAGGCGTCGTCAGTCTCCGCCATCCTAGTACTGGGCTGGGTACGTACTCTAGTCTCAGTGATTACCTTACCAGTCTTCTTATCTACCCTACTAGACTCGTAGTATGCATCATCTGCAGTCTTATAAATGAGAGATCCTTCAGGCTTACTGGGATCGTAACCGGGACGACCCTTAATGTTGACAATGGGGGTGCCCTGTCTCTTAGTTACCCGCTGCTCACTCTTGGCAAGAGAGATTAGAGTAGATGCACCACCGCCATCCTGATACTCTTTCTTAAGAGCCGCTATGTCATTGTCTTTCTCACTACGCTTCCAGTCCAGATGGTGTTTCTCCGCATCGATGACGACCATACTATGACGTACTGCTCTAGCAAGCTCATCTTCATTGGCTCCCTTAAGATTCATGTCAGTGATAAGATTGGATACGACACCCATCTGAATCTGAGTATTATGCTTAGTCATCAGACGGATGGTGCCCTTTTCATATGTATCAGGACCATAAGCAACCTTAGGATCAAAGCCTTCAAGTCCTTTAAGAGGAGGAGTAGAAGTGATCTTAACCTTGCCTTTACTATCATGTGTGGGAATACACATAACGGTATCGCCATCGAAGTCGGCGCCTGACAGACGCTCTGCTATCTTACTGTTAATACCTACAGCATCCATTGCGTCGGTTCCCATAACCTTCTTAGCAGTAGCATTCTTATGGGTTACTGTAAGTATGGGTATCTCAAACGTGCCACCATGAGGATAGCGAATAAGAGCAAGCTTGGTTCCTGCTTCATAGCCAGGAGCGTAGACCTCATTGTCCTTCAATGAATTAATAGGAACAATAACATGATACTTCTGACCAGGCAGAGCAGCCGCCTTAAGATGCACAGCAGCAGAGTCGCACTCATCTGCAAACTTATTAAGAAGATGTTTCTTAATAGTCGGGTTAGTAAGAGAGCAATAACTATCAAACTCTGCTGTCTTATCTGCAATGGCTAACTTGAGCTGCTGGTTCGCCATCTTCTGAGACTGCTTAGATAAGAACTGAGAGGGGAGAGTATCCGCCCATTCAGTCCAATCGCCCTGGTCTGCTCTCTTATTTATGAGACCAAGCTTCTCTTTTCCTGTCTTAGGATCAGTGTAATAATACTGTCCGCCTTTGTCAGGGTCTTTGATTAGGGAACCAAACGGATTCTCAGGGTCGTCCTTCTTTATAGGCTTAAGAACTGTACTGTCCTTAGGACCAAGAGCAGGTGTGCCTTTCTTCTTGTTAGTATTAAACACAACATCTACGCCGTCAGGCATATCGTCGGAATATACGGCCATACCTTTGAGATAGTGGGTGCCATCAACAAGAATACGAACCTGAGAATACCTGGAGTCTCCAAGAGACAGGTCCTTAACACCTCTTCTAAGCTCTATGACGCCATCCTTTTCGATACCTTTGATACCATCAGCACCTACATCATCTGCATATCTGACCATGAGACGCTTAGAGTCAAGCGATGCAGGATATGCAAGCTTTTTCTTGACACTCATTCCGTTCTCATTAGGAGTCGGGTCAATAAGAGGATGAATATTCTCATAATCATAGACAGCACTAGTAACCTTACGTCCTTTAGAGTCGAGTTTATAAGGTGTGCCAGGTGGGCACGCTACAGTAATGGTGGTTTTCTGACCAGGATTAGTGACCTGATCTACTCGACCACCAGCTACTACGTATCCATCTCTATCAAGAATATACTTGACCTGTTTCATCATCTCAGGAGATATACCAAGCTGTCTGTCTACACCAGCACCGATTTCAACAATACCTTTCTTGTCGATCTGGTCCTTAATATACTGAGCTTTCTCTTTAGCGGTGTTCATACGATCTTCGGAATCTTTGTTCAGCCAAGAACGAACGGTAGACTCATTAATGGTAGTACCGAGCCTCTCACTCATTCTTCTAGCTATCTCTGTTTCACCGAGGCCGTCTTCTTTAAGAGACTTAGCGGTTGAAACATTGTATGATCTGCGCTCATTCTTGCATATACCAAGCTCGGTTCTGAACTCAGTAGATGTAAGACCCATAGATTTAGCAATACCAGTATCACCGGTCCAAACTTTACCGTCTTCGTCGACATAGCTAAAACCATCTTTTCGCATCTGCTCGACTCTGCCTATGAAGTCAACAGCATGCTGATAAGGATTTTCCCCTGACCCCCATGGATAACGGCCCGAACGACGGGGCATTCCATAGTGCTCTAGAGAGTCCTCCATCGATTCGGCTATTCCGTAATAGCTCATTATTTCTTCAGCTATCGGATTCATTCTGTCATTACTCCTCGTAGTTAGCTTTTTCTAATAGTTTGTTTAAGTGGACGATCTTGTCCATGATCTCGTAAATATCTTCTGGTTCTGGATTATGTACAAGTACGCCATCGTTCTGGTAAATGCGAAGCTCGATTTGAATCTCATTAGGTTTTACTTTGTATTCCAAACAAAAAAGAGCAGCATAAATCTCGAGCTGCTCAATGTGTACTTTAGTTACACCGGTCTTCAAGTCGTGGATTCTAAGGAAGTTGTCTCTAAAAGAAATAGAGTCCGCAGTCCCAAAGAAATAGTCCGAATAATACAGAACGACTTCCGTATCCATCTTGAAACCAATTGCATCGTTAACATATGCATAAATGGTTTTCTTAGATCTAGGCTGCTTTATTCCAAGATCAATAGTTTCTTTAGCCCAGGCATGGAGCCTAGTCCCAACCTCGGCAGCCTTCTTGTTAGAATATACTTCGAGAGCTTTCTCGTCATCATATCTAAGCCAACTAGATTGGCTCGGACTAAATGGCGCATGAAGCCCCTCAAGATTCAAATGCTTGACGAAGTTCACCTAATACTTCCTCCTTATTCTCCGGATATACAATTCGTGAAAATGACATGCTATTCAGCTGTGTCACATAGTATTCCTGGTTAGGCTGCTTAGGCGCATTCTTAGCTCTCTTAGTTTCAAGGACTGCCCATTTATCTTTGTACAGTATTGTCCAGTCAGGGAACCCTTGAATATAGCCCGCATCATTTTTAAGAATGACACATCCAGGAAACGTTGCTCTTATTTCATCCATCAGCTTTTTCTGAAATCTACTTTCAAGTACAGACATGATAAATGAACCTCCTTCTCCTCTTCATTCAAAAGCAAAAAGAAAAAGCGTTATAAAAATATAAAGTTTTCTCTCTTCATAACAGGGCATGTTTTTTTCGCGAATTTTGTTACAGTTTTGTAACTATTTAGGCTGCATATAGCAAAAAAAGAAGAGACCGTGTTGTAAGGACGATGCTCTTCTTTGAAAATATGTATTAATCTATTAGATCGTAAAACGGAATTAGGTCATCCAAATTACAATTTAGAGCTATGGCTATGTTGACTATTGCTCTAGAGCTAACCATTCTGTCTCTTGACAAATACCTGCTTATCGAAGCTTCAGTTAAACGTGCTTCTTTTGCAAGCTCGCTCTGACTAATCCCAGTTTCTTGCATAGCATCTATGAGATTCTCTGCAAAAATATCCATGAATTCTTTTTCTGTCATTAGCACACTCCATTTCCTAAAATCTCGTAAGATACTCCACCGGACAATCTAATGCCCTGGCCAGTTTTTCAACTGCATATGCTGATGGAATTGCTTTTCCGTGAATATAGTTGCTAAGTGCTTGATTAGAGATCCCAATCGCTTCCGCAAACTTATAATGGACACTGATTCCATTTTCTCCCATTAACTTAAGAAGCCTTCCTGAGAACTCTCGTTTCCAACTCTCTTCAGTTCCATCGTATTCTATCAAGAATCTATATCTATGTTTTGGCTGAGTGAATTCTACTCGCCTACCATCAGAAAGCGTAGCGATGATAGACAGTTTTCCGCTAGGTTCCCACTCAATTGTATCTTCTGCAAACCCTGGACAATATTGCTTAAAGTCGCTGAAGATCTCGTCATACAAATCGCTCATAAAAAATACTCCTTTCTCGCACCAAAAATGCCTACTTGCCAGTTGGTAAAAATTTAGGGGTTTTTAACTTCCTATCTGTTTTTCCCACTTCTATGGGAAAAAAAATATAAATAGATTGGTATACTTACCTGTAGGTAAGACAAAAAGAAAAATCAGCGAAAATGCCTCAAAATAGCCCAAAAAAGGCCGTTTTTAGCGATTTTTAGGGTAGTAAATGTGTCACAAAAACTCCTCGACTTACCAGTTGGTTAGTGTACCAACAAAAACCCCTATTTTTTACACCCTTCAATTTCTTACCAATTGGTGGTAAATGTACCACAAAAACCCTTATTTTGAGTAAATGTGGTACATAAACTCAAGCGCTTACCGTCTGGTACCGTACTTAGTCGACACATAAAATGACCTTATAGCTGCCCTCACAACCTCCGAAGTCGACATGTCAAGCTCGTACATAAGCTCCTTTATAAGTCTTCGATCATTGACGTCCGCACGAATTGTCACATATCTATCCTTCCGAAAATCAAGTTTAGGCCTCGCCATTCGTCTTAGCCTCCAGACCATCAACCAGTCTGTTCAAATAGAACTGCGCTTTCTTCAAATCTTCAGCGTACTTACCCTTCAGGGGCGCTCTCCAAAGATACTTGATAACCTGCCCAGCAAGCCACGCATCAATGGGATAACTATACATACATATAGCTGCGCCTATAGCATCAATACACTCAACGCCGCCTGCTGTATAATGGGAAGGATGGTTTACGGGATCTTCTTTAGTCTCATCGGATTCAGTAACAGAGTCCACCGAGCTACCAAATATAAGTTTAAAAGCTTCCTCTATAACACTGTCCGAGAGTTTTACATTATAAGCAAGACACGACATGCCGCCATTTTTGTCATACGACGGACAATCCGAACATGCCGCGAACTGTCTGCAATAGTTCTTAACGAGCTTCTCTTTTTCCTTAATAGTCATTACGCTTACCTCCAAATATCAGATAGACCATATCGAGCTTTGCCTTAAGAATCGCATTCTCGTGTTCGAGTGCAGCAACACGTTCGTACACGTCATTATCACGACTCGCTCGCTTTACCTCATCCCAATCGATATCGTGAGCGCGAAGAAGGTTAGGCGTACCAACATCATTTATCTTCTCAACGATAGCCTCGAGATTCTTATTGCTGTCGTCTTCAAGTACATCATCAACAGGCACCTGTACACATTCGTTCGGCTCAGTCTCTCCACGCTTCCACTTCTCGAAGCCTACATAGTCCGCTTTACGATTTCCTCGTCTACCGCCACTAGCTCCGATTTTATTGAGACACATGCTGAGAGTTTTCTTGTTAACACCCATCATCGCAGCAATGTCCGTATCAGATACGTCAAACATGTCACGCAGCTTTCGAACATACTGCTTCTTCAGGTCGTCAGGATAAGTCTTAAATTTTTCATATGTAATAGGTGCATTCATAATATAATTCTTTACTTCGCCATTCATCTTATTTCTCTCCTTTTTAGTCATGTAATCAGACGGAAACTTCACTCCGCCACGCTTGCCGTTATGCGTACGTTTGTTAAACGCTCCTCTGGCAGTGCGTTTCTTCTCGGCTATGTCCGTAACAAACGTGTATTTCTCGTCAGTCATCAGCAAACCCCTTCTCAAATGTATCTTTTATGAGCTCTCTTGCTTCAAGTGCGATTTTCTCGTACATATAGTCGCGTCCTTGCATTACCTCAGAGAACATGAAGTCGACTTTTCTGTCTTCACATTCTCCATCCTTAATAACAAGTATCTCGACAGTATAGCCACCATTAGAGGTTAGAAATATAAATCGATAACCAAGCTCTATCAGATCTTCAATATACGAATCAGGAATGGTTATCTCAGTGTCTCGAGCCATCGAGCTTGCTCCTTTCATATTTACCCTTATACACATCCTCTTCTCGATACAGGTCGCACCAAATATCACGACCACACATGGTGCACTTACCCTGCAGAAGTCTCATGCTGCAACTAGCGATAGGATGATCCTGCTGGACTATTGCTGAACATGCAAAGCATAAAAGGATTTCTCGCATTACTTTTTATCTTCCTCACTTTCTCTAAGAATGCTCATAGCCTTATCAAACGTGATGCTATGGTATGTCTTGTTATTTACTGTCACATCAAAAGTGCGTTCGCCTTCCTTGTTGTGGCCAACAGCACGAATTTCTACTTCAGGCATTTCTTAATATTCGCTCCTAAAAACATTAGTTGTTCCTCCACTGGCGCACCAGAAGAGATACATATAATTCCACGGTCTGCTTTCTCCGTTTTTAATAGCATTCCAGTTATCGAGAACCTCAGCAGCTGCTTTGAGACAGTTCTCTGAAGGAGTGTTGTACGGAGAATATCCGTGGATCTGATAAGGTTGCTTTATAACACCCGCTATAGTATCCGGGAATCTAGGATTATCCACACGATTGCAAATGGTCATGCCAACGTTGAGCATGTCCTGGTATTCATGGTCGTAGCATTCGCCATCCATAGCCTGAGCTAAAATGTAAACGTCATCTTCTGTATAGCAAAGAGGTTCTGGTTTGGGCTCAACTTCAGGCTCTTCCACGGGACTCCAGGTGAGTTCTGCGGGTTTTGCCTGAGCCGGATAGCAAAGGCCCTTAGTGTCTACCTCGGGCGGCTCTACGCTCTCCTGAATACGGATAGAGATAATTATAGCGAGAGCGAGAAGAAGGAAACAAAGCATTGATATGTATACGTATCTAACTTTCATAAGTTTTTCTTATATCTCCTTTTTGAATAGTCGTATTCCATAAGCTGGTTAAGGGTTTCATAGGCAAAACATATGATGTTGAGTATGAGAAATACTACAAACATGATGACTGCAATAGTTTTCATTTTTCTCCTTTCACATCGTTAGCAAATTTCTTAGCCAAATTAGCTAGTCTGATCGTTCCTTTTATGTCGTCTAATGCAGGATCTTTGAGAGTCTCTGTATCTACTATTATCTCTACGGTGCTGAAACGATAGTCGCAACTAAGGCACTTATGCCTTCTGCGACGTTTGTTTCCTCGCATTCCACGAGAGTCTATACAATATAAATCTCTGCTATCGCAAGCTGGACAGGTCATGAGTCTTCCTTTCAAATTTAAAACAAAAATAAAAGAAGACACCTTGTTCAGATGTCTTCCTTAGTAGAATCTATAACCTCCTTAATTCCTATAAATATGCCGTATATAAACGCCGGTATTGCTATAAAAGCTAAAACTATTGTTCTAAAGAATGTATCGATATAACCATATTTTCCGCTGGTTAATCCTTCAACAGTCTTTTTTCCAGTAATTGCAACCTCAAGCGCAAGCCCGATAAGCATATATACTGCAAATATTTTAAGTACGATCATAACAGATCACTCTCCTTTCATATTGGTAAGATTAGTCATCTTTCTCATCTCCAGTAAAAATATCAAACTTCGTCAGACAGCTTTTACAAATATTCTCCGTAATGGATCTATCCGCAAACTTTTTCCAGACCTCGGCTCTTCTGTAGCCCTCAAGCCAAATATATCGTTTGCATTCAAGACACAGATGAGGAAAGATGGCGAATCGATTACACAATAGCATCATTTGTTTTGATCCTTTCAAGTCGCGCTCATAAGAGTGTTCTGGTCAGCATATTCGCCAGCTTCTTTCAAGTTTTGAGCTTGACCTGTAATCAGCTCGGCATAAGGAAGCCCCTCGATCCAATCACAGAACATATGCCAGCAATCCAGCTTGTGGTTTCTACGAGACTTATAAATATTCGCCAGAACTTCGTAGTTCAGCATGACGGTTCGGCGTTGGTTATAGCTGGACGGGAGGAGCTGGATCATCTGCCACCAGTATTTTTCATCGTTGGTTTGTAAATATAAATCTCGATAGGCATTCAAGCATTCGATCGTTGTTGCAAGTGTTTGTATCGGGCTCAAACGAATATGCTGTTCCCGAATCTCCATACACGCAGAGTTTATAAGCTTTTCATGGCTAAAATCGTCAAATTCAAACTCCTTTGCATGGATCTTGTGCATTGTTGAGCAAGAGTTTGCAACGGTGCCGACTTTGTATGTATCGAATTCTTTCCCATTAATGGACTATCTTTTACTATTGTTTTATATTTGTGTGCTCGCGTTTTGAACACGCAAAAACAATAGGACACCATTTCGGTTTTCATGGGCTTCGTTTCCTAAAACCCAGCTACGTATCAATAGTAGCCCTACTCCCCCGCCCGGAAGGCATAGGGGATAGTCTCTACAGGTTCGTTTCAAAAATATAAAAGAGAAAAGACTCAGATTTTACTCTGAATCTTAAACTCTAATTAATAATGGACGGTGACTTCTTCCGGAAATTCCAAATACCAATTGTCCGTTTCGGGAATATGGAACACAACTTCATCAGTACAGAAATTATAAACCGGCGTATTAAAACTAATTTCGTTAATCAATTTAACTTTATCAGCTACATTGTCGCCGTATTTTTCTCTAATTATTCGTATAAAATAACGCCCCATAGATTCGTTTGCAATCGGTGTACGTTTTGTTTTGATTTCCATAAAATGTCAACTCCTTTCATTAAAGAAGCAGTATTTTTCGCGAATATATTTTTGAAACGTTTCCCACGGGATTCCAATGGGTGGTTCCCCGTTAGCCGCATAAGCGACCCCTAACGATAATTAGGAAAAGTGTTTCATTGGCAGAAAGAATTTACCAGTACAGCGGAGCAGTAATGTCCAGATATACGGTGATCATGCGCATGAACTTACGATGGTCCGTACCGGCATTGCGAAGACGAGTCATGAGATTAAGATCATTGGGACCTATTACGAAACCCCCCCGGCAAGGACCCATCTCAGTGTCAAATTGTGGCTCCCATCCGCTATCACTCTTTTGCCAACTATTGAGCGGATTACGCATACCTCTGATGGCTGTCTTCCACCCCACGATTTCCGTGTTTTCAATTTTCAGCATTGGTATTCTCCTTCTTCAAAAAATTATAAAGAACCTCGCATTTATAGCGGTTTTCACACTGAACGACAGTGTCTCCAATAAAACCACGCGGCGCATTGTTAGCCAATAACAATTCAGGTCTCTGAGTCACCTGGGGCTCAAATTCCAAACAGCCGTGACAATACTCGCAAACATTAAGTTTTATCATTATTGTCATTCTCCTTTACAACTTCGGCTTTGAATTTTTCATATGTCTCAGAGCACACTGGACAGAGATCCTCCTTACCGAGTTTCCTCCACCCCTCAGGTGCATCTTTCCAGCTATCTCCCATTGCGTAATATGTCAACTCAAGAGCCACCGCTCCACAGTGATCGCAAATATAAACTCGTTTGCGTTTAATCATCGTCTTCCTCCAAACAGCAGTAAGATTTCCTAGCAATATCAATTATAAGACCCCTAGTCACAAGCTGTTCGATATCGCCAACGTCGAGTTCAAAAGGTATCCAGTCATAGTCTTTGCCATCTTTAGTCGGGGATATCGTGGCTGAATAGTTATCCATCTTTTTATCAGAGTCACTCCACTCTATACATACGGTGGCGTGCTCGGCCTCAGGATATTTATCAGCAACAAGCTCTTTGGGTGCTATGAAATATAAGACCGTATTGCCGACCGCACCTTCAAAGCACTCCTCGAATTCGAATTTAGAAATATCAATATTCACCAGTTTTTCTCCTTTCAAATATACATGTCCCATTTTTCACGTGCAGATTTCGTGTATCGCCATACGGTAGTGTGGGAGATCCCAAGTTCTTCAACTATCTCCGGGACGATCATGCCCCGCATCTTGCAACGAACAACGGCCCGTTCAATTGGTATTAATGATTCCCAAAAACCTTTCAGGTCTAAGAAGCCAACACCGTCATCAGCCACAATGTCCGAGAGCATTATACCCTCGAGATCTCCTGACTTGTATGCTTCTTGATCTAGACTGACTGTAAAGGCGTCTTTTAGTGTTCTTTTTTGTGCTGTTACCATGTGCATATGCATGATTAGTTCATTTCGAATGCAATTGCACGCATATGTACTGAACTTTGATGTGTCTTTATCGTACGAAACACAGGCTTTCCACAATCCAAGCCGTCCTACTTGCTTGATGTCTTCATCAGTAGCCTTATCTGGGAAAAGCTTTTTGAGAGTGTAGTAGACCAACGGCTCGTTGGCCAAATATAATTCTTCAGCCGTCATATTCGTCTCCCATAGCGTCTCTGAGTGTTGCACGTTTTCGCGCAGTTACCATGATGCGCTCGATTTCTACGTCAGATTTAGCCGCTCTGATTTTAGAGACCACCTCTGGACCGTAACCTAAGTCTTTCGCTGCGTCCATAGCCATGTATTTATACTCTCGGTCGCCTATGTATCTATTGATTGCCATTGATTTTCTCCTTTCCAATTGTCAAGTAAAAAGAAAAGGACACCATGTTTCAGACGTCCTAGACTTTTTATTTTACGAATGTTCCGTGATTAGGTTTATTGGTAAGAATCCTCCACCAGCATTTAATGGTATTTTTTAAACCCTCAATTTCCAAATCCAAACGGTATAAATCATCATCCAGCATGAATTCAGTTCCTTTGAGTTGTTTTTTCCATTGCTTGCCTGTTTTTGTGAAACTTACTTTGTAATTTTTCATTGATAACACTCCTTCCATTAAACAGAAGGTATTTTTCGCGATTCACTTTTCTTCATACTTCACAGGCTTATGCGAGTCTATGTTCATATACTCACTAAGACACTCATGGCACGGGTCTTTCTCCTGCGGTGTTTTCTCGTACTTACACTTCTTGCAGTACTCATGAAAATATACTTCGTGATAATGTTCGTCCATTTTTTCTCCTTTCCAATTGTCAAGTAAAAAGAATAGGAGACTCAGATTTCTCCAAGTCTCCTAAACATTTATTCGTCGTGCTGACAAATGCCTTTCACAACACCGTACATAAAGCAAATCGGCCCACTGATTATCATCCATGTAAAAAACTCGATTTTCATAGTCAAAGATTCATCTTTTACTACATCCATCAGGTCTTTTCTACAAACCATGACCGTAAATACTCCAATAGCTAAATATATGATTGTTGCAATTAACATATTTGTCCGCTCCTTTCATTAAAGAAGCAGTATTTTTCGCGAGCGCCAAAAATAAAAGAGGAGCCAGTGTTAAGCCAGCTCCTCTGTTTCATCAAGCAATATTGGTCCCGAGACGTAAGCCATGTAATTCGGGTCATGCCCCTGCATTTGCCGGTTCATTTCATTGCAGACGTCAAACGCCTTCTGCCTATTAGCATAGACGGTGTCTGTCCAATAAATAATGCGCCCGCTGCAGCCGGTCGATCTGCCCAGTATGACATATACGTTCTTCATAAATATCAACTCCTTTCATAAAAGAGGGTGCATTTTTCGCGAGCCCCAATTAAGGGGCGTGTCTACTCGCGATAAGGGTCAAAACTATGCACTGGGCATCACCTCTCTTCACCATTTAACCCATCTGGTTTCATTGAACTGTTTTTTTTCACTAAGTGCTTTACTGATTGCCAGGTCGATTCCTGAGCGGCTTTTGAAATGATAGTAATATAAGTCTTGGAATGGCGTATTTAGCCTGTCTATGCGTCCTGAGGCTTGCTGCATGACCTTATAGGAATAATTCTGGGAGTAGAATATAATGGTGTCCGTTTTAATGCAGTTCCACCCTTCACAACCGGCTGTATATTGCACCAAGTACACCCAGTGTTTTGACTCAGGGATTGGCTGATGCAAGTGTCCGTTCCACTCTGCGATTTGCACATTATTGCCATAATATAGTCCTTTCAAAATATCAAGCTCATAATCGAAGTTATAAAAGATTATCATCCTTGGATGCTTCTCGGCTAACTGCATCAGAGCAACCTGCCGAGATTCGTCTTCGTTTACGATTCGCCTTAAGACATAACAAAGAGAAGACGCCTGCTGCATAGGCTCGTCCTTAAACGGGTCCCAGCGAGTCCTCATAGCTTCTTTATACTTTGTTACGTCGTACCGTACGTACACGTCCTCATGATGAGGTACGGTCTTCCTAGAGAAATCCATGTCAATCAGGATCTGGTTTCGCAGTCTGATAAGACGACCAGTGTTATAGTACCCAATAATCTTTGGATAGTTTCTACAACGAGGATCATATTGGATATGCTCTCTAGTAAACTCAGTTTTGTGTTTATAGAAACCGTTTGCTACGAATACTGGAATATACTGCTCCCAAGTGTCTCCGGGAGTTGCTGAGAGGATGATCCAATTGTTTTTTCTCGCGATATTGTAGAAGGTCTTAACCCAAGCACCTTTACCGGTAACGCGGTCCTCGTCGAATATAAAGAATGCCCCGCAGACATCTTTATACTTTTTTATGTTGTTCCAGCTGTCAATTACTACTTTATTTTTGTAATAGCTGACTTCGGGATTTGTGGATATTAGATAGTTAGCAAGCTCGCCCTCCCATTCAAGTGAATCTCGCTTCATAGCAGTCGTGATTATGTATAAATCTTTCGGATTTTTCATCGGAACGTAATCCGGGTCTATACTTCCGCCTTGCTCTTTGAAGTAGTAGTACAGACCCGTCCTACTCTTACCGCTTCCTACACCACCATTCAGGATGCAGCCATTGTGCATTTTTTTCACCGCGTCCATCTGGTAGTCGTATAAGAACTGCTTACTCATGTGTATCCTTCTTCGCATATCGACTATAGTTCTGACAATTAGATATCATGCAGCTCATGTTTTCATCATCAAAACGAGCACAGGTGGAGCATTTATACTCTTTAGCACTCGTTTTAATATCCTTTCCAGTTCTTGTTGCAAGGTTCATTGCATCGGAGACCATCGTCTGCAACAGCTTCTCAGATGCCGTAAACCGATTGGCTACAGCTCTTAAATCTTCTAAAAACCATGCCTCTGCATGTTCTTCCCTCGGCAGCCATTTCTTAAACACCTCGTAATAGTTACCCTTATTACCGAGCATCTTCTTCGAGATAGCCATAGCCAGACCCTTCTCAGGATCAAAGTCCTCATTCTCCGCCTTAACTACAGTTTTAGTGCCGTCTGTCCAGAAGACGATCGTGGCAGGATCATTGTAGATGACGTTTTTGATTGCATCTCTGATATCCAGGTTCTTTTGGCACTTAGTATATCTTCTATATAGCTGATTAGTGGCTTCGATATCGTGCTCAACGTATTTAACATAGTCGTCTCTTCCTATAGGCATCAACTGTTCTGTCGTAAACCAGTAAGTTCCGCGACCATTAATGTCTCTAAGAAAACGCACTCTTACATACTCACGAAAATCACTATAAATCACGATGCCGACAATTCCCACAAACTCGCCGACCGGAGATTTTACCACCCTAACTACGTCTCCAATCTTAAAATCGTTCATAATTTTCTCCTTTCAAATATAAAACATAATATGTAAAGAGCCCGTCCGTAGGCGAGCCCCAAAAACTACTTCTTAATAGGATATACCACTCTTGTTACTCTCCCATCATCGTAACAAGTAAGCTCAACCCGCTCGTTAAGCTCTGGAATATCAAACAGCCATTGGTTCATCGCTGGGTCGTTCCAGAACTCAGCAGTGTCTTCGTATTGAACGTAATGCTCTGTGAAATATGCGGCCAATCGTCTTTGATACCACTTCTCAGTTCTCATCATCTAGTCGCCCCTTTAGAGTTGGCGCTGGGCACAGAGTATATAGCTGGCGCCCATTGATAACTCCACAGCTTTCGATTAAATGATTATCTCGTAAAGCGTTTAAACCAACAATTCCAATCATATGCGTAATATAATCGTCATACAGAGCTTCTACTCCTTGAAATTCAGCCCACATCACTCGGTAATAGAAATCTAGCATATCAGTCATTCTCCTTTTCTAGTTCGATATCGGTTAGTACATAGTCCCAGCTTGTTCCGAAATGAGTAACTGCCCAAATATAAAGGTCGAGTCGCTCGTTGTAGAATACCAGTTCGTCCGTATATTCTTGCAAAAATTCGTATCCGTACTCAGAGATAATATAGTCTTGGAAGACCATCTCACGGAATTCGCCGCTGATAATTTCCCAATCTTCCACAGTCTCTGCTCGAACTGTGTTATTTAGAACGCAATCGCCTAGGATTTCAGCGAGTGCTTTATAATCCAAATATCCATGCTCGAGTCCGTACTTAGATACTTCTACCCCATAAGCTTTGTTACCGTACAACTGAATGCGATTCTTTGACATGATGTTTTCCCCTCCTGGGATCTATTGTTGGCCGCTATTTATACATGTAGGGCGGCCAGTCCTAGGTCCGAAGTATATATTATAGAGATACCCTCGGCTTAGACCTCTGTGGTGCCGGTGAAGGGACTCGAACCCTCACGCCTTATAGACCGCGGATTTTAAGTCCGATTCGTCTACCGATTCCGACACACCGGCAAATTAAAGAGGAGACCTAATAAGATCCCCTCTCATAATAGACTGTGCTGTTTTCGCGGATTACTCTCTGGGAAAGTCATCGTCAAATCTGCCAAAGCGATCGACTTCCTGAGTCACTTTGATTGCCTGCAGATATGCAGTACGACCTGCTTTACCATTGACTTCCCAATCATAAGGCCTGATGTCCAGATCGACACCAAGAATATCAACGTCGTCAAGGCAGGCTATGCTCTCCTCATCGAGCTTGTTCAGACGATTACCACTTGCAAGATACGCATTCGGACCGCGGTCGTTGAACTTAACCTTGACTGGCAGATACATGAACGGACCATCATCCTCGTCACGAGGCGGCTTGATCTTTACGTTCCACCCCGCTCTGATGAGCTCATCAGCGATCTCCTGATCAGGGATAACTACTGCGAAGTTACGATCACCCTCACGATTAAACTTGGAAGGTGCACCAGCAAAGTTACGATAGATAATACGTGCGTCATCGATCTGAAGAATGTCTCTCGGTGCAAAAGTAATGTTCATAATTTTAATCTCCTTTAAAAAATATAAATGTTTTATCGCTTATTAAAAGCATCGCCTATATCGGCGTAGTCTGAATTGTCATATTCCAGATCACACGATCCAGAATATAGGCCTTCTTTGAAATGCTCACAGCCTATGCAACTGTCTTTACCACAAGCTGCATACCATGGAATATCATCCGGGTTTTGAACTGCTGTGAACGGAGCTACAGGCTCGTCCGAATCATCTGCAACAAACCAATTGAAGTCACCGTATTGAGATATAGTCTCTATGGCGTTATCAACAAGTTTGTCATAATAAGACCGGTCGATGTCAGCTTCTTTGCCGAGAGTCTTAACTGCTTCAGACTCGAGCCAGTAATAGCCTTTAGTTCCAGTTGCTGCATCGTACTTGACATTGCCGTCCTTATCTTTACTTATACGGAGCAGTTCTTTTCCTCCATGACCAGGCTTGATAGGACAGAAGAGTCCGATTCGACCAACAAAGTCAGGCTCATCAGATTTTTCAGCAACAGTCTCTTTACCAGTCTCGAGATCGATCACGGTCTCTGGCTCTTTCAAATATAAAGCTGTACTTACTGACTTCGTCTCACACATGTCCTCGAACTCAATAGGCTCCTTACTGAAGAGCTTCTTGAATACATAAGGAACCGCGAACTGAGCTCCAGTGGCAGTCCACTCGCCAGCGTGCTTACCGTCCTTAAACTTGGCAATATACACAGCATCATTAACCAGACAGAACTTCTCGAAGTTCGCCTCGGTTTCAAATGTGTAGCCGTATTCCTTACCAAATTTAATGATGAAGTCCTGAATCTTCTCATCAGCATTCGGGATCTTGATAGAGTCAGTCTTGATGTGAGCAACGGTATAGCCGAGTTTCTGAACCTGGCTCTTGAGGAGTGTCATGAAGAGTGCCCCGCGCTTTGCAACAATATTATCGATGTTTCTCTGGTCGCGGAACGGGTTCTCAAACGCGGCACTAGTAAGACCATAAATGCTGTTAATAACGATCTTCAGCGCCTGTGCCAAGTCAGCTGCTTGTTCCTCGTTCAGATACGGTTTAAGCGCGCCATTTAGCATCTTACCAGCCGCTTCAAAGTCTTTATGCTTGATCGCAACACGAGCTTGCACGATTTCCTCAAAGCGTTTGGTAAACTCCGGACCAAATATAACTTCAAATATTGCACTGTGCGGATGCTGCGATGCAATATCTCCGTCCCAAACGTTGGTGTACATACCAGGCTCAGAATACACTCTGCCGCCTTCTCCGATCTCCTCGTCCATGAACGTAGACTTACCATGATCGAACTTATAACCCTTGAAGAACGGCAGGATACTCCATCCATCAGGAAGCTCTTCTCCAGGAATATAATCTCGATACTGAGGAAGACCATCAGCGTCAAACACTCGGAATTTATAATCCGGACCGAACTTTCGTCTGTACTCATCGTATTGATCGCTTCCGACAGGCTTCGACAAATCTCGATAGTTGAATACTCCCTGCGGCTTTCTGTTGTTGCCAAATATAATTTTGGTAGAAAGAGAGTTAGTAGTATCGTTGACCGAGACATTAGATATACCGTGGATCAGCTTTACAAGATCCACCTGAATCTGTCGAGCTACGAAGTCAGCCTTTCTTGCATTGAAGACAGCCTCAGTTGCCAGAACGTCGTTATCACAGTACTCGGCGACCTTAGGCCACATTTCTTCCGGAACAGGCTGGTCCCAAGGAAGTCCAAGCTCCTGATGGTGAATACCCAGTTCGATCTCCCATTTTTTCAGAGATTGCTTCTTAGAGCAGAAGTCATAGACATCCGTATAAGAAAGGTTGTACGCTTCGCCGAAGAACGCATTTCGATTGCCAGATATAATCTTTTGAGAAAGATCGTAGAGCTGTTCGTTCGTATACCCAACCAGACGTCCGTAGAGAATATGATTATCATATCGTCTGCAATTAAAGCCGACCAAGCGATATTTGATAAGCTCTTCGACATCTGCTGAAGTCGGATTGATCATACGGACGACAGGCTTCCCTTCACCCTCCTCTTTCCAGTTGATGAGGAACAGATTCGGGAACACCTCAACGTCATAGAAGACAAGCGGTGAGGATTCGTTATCTATTGATACGGAAGGTTCTTCGGACTTGAAGTGCATCTTATTCACAAGCTTGAGACAATACTCAGCTTGATTCGTACTATTAGCAGCAAAGTTATACACGCTATTGCGCATGTTAGTAACGTCATAACTCATGCCGCTGTTATATGCATCTTCAAGTATTTTAAATATAAAGTCCACGCTAGGTTTAGTTGCGGAGTGATACTCTTTATTAAGGTTCTTAGTGATCATAGACCTAAGAGCCTTTTCATTTTTCACCCCTTCAAAATTTATCAATTTGCTTTCTCCTTTCAGAGGCAAGCCTGAACTAATGGTTGCAATGAGTAGATTATTACACTTTGTAAGTTTTCTTCGAAGAGAACTCTTTCCTAGGAACACCTTAACTTCCACATTTTCTCCATACACGCTAGTGAGTTTTGCTACATCACCGTTATAAATATAATGGAGGTGTATGCCAGCTCCGCTCTTACTAAGCTCTGCGTATGTAGCCGGCCATTTACTGGCGGCCTCAAGGTTCTTCTGAAACGACTTGTTACCATCTTCGTCCTTAAGATCGAAGTCGATGACAATATGATTCTCAGGAACCTTAACGTAATGCAGTCTGGAAGTGTCGAGATCTGAGAGTTTCGTAGTGACATTATCCCAGGCTTTCATTGGTGTTTCTTTCGGTGTTGCATACTGGGCGAAGCAGTCAGAGCATATGTCGTCAAATATAGACTTCTGCGCGCTAAACTCGATAAGTGGATGGGGATTAGGTTCTTCTTTTTTCTCCTCTTTTGCTTCTTCGAACTTATCGGTTCGAAAGCCTGTGTAATAGCTACGAAGTCTAGAACCATCCTCTGATATAAATGTCTCTTCAAAATCCCAGAAGTAGTTCTTGAGTTCTTCCTTAAAGTTTCTCTGCGAGAAAGGATACGGGACTTTTGCATCGTCGCAATATACCTTGTACATCTCCCATGCAGCTTTCAGACTTGTTCCATTTTCCTTCTTAAACACATGATATGAATCAATAATGAAGTTGTAGAAATCGTTAGATGCCCCGAGCATCGTAGTGGGTATATAATCGTCATACGCACCGCGGTCACTCAAATATACATCCAGACAATGATTAGCGATTGCTCCCAACTCGAATTCGATCTGCTTCATGATTTGTTTGTACTCGTTAGGATTTAACTTGTTGCCAGATGGAGACACATCAATCAGTCTTCGAAGAAGTCCTGACTTAGCATCTGTAATTTTTACAGGCTTGTTAGTGCCCATGAATAAGAAGCATTTAAATCTACTAGAATATGTAGACTTAAACTTCTCGTTAATTGTCATGAGCTCGTGAGAAACGAGGCTGTTTAGTCTGGTGTTATCTTCAATCTTGGACAAATCGCCGTCATGCTGGATTGCAACAAGAGGGTTGGTCTTAAATGCTTCCAAAGCAAAAGAGTTATTGCTCGAGCCTAATGCCTTAGCATCAAACACCGAATAATAACCCTCAAATAACTGCTGAATAATATTCAAGATTGTAGACTTACCAGTACCAGCGGCACCATACAGAACCATAAATTTTTGGATCTTTTTAGAATCACCAGAAACGATCGAACCGATAGCCCACTCGATCTTGTGTCTCTCTTCTTTAGAATATAAAGTGGAGATGAGCTTATCCCAAGCAGAAATATCGCCAGGCTCGATCGGATAGCCTAACCGTCTACTAGCGTAATCCTTCTTATTGGTCTCCGCATTTGAAAATATAAGCTTCTCATCAAGCATTTGAAAATTATCACGGCACTGTTTCTGGCAATACTTATGCCATGAATCGATCATGCCTGATTCGGCATCCCACATATACAGTATACGAGCCGTCTCGCCATAAGTTCCTTTGTGCTCGCTTACATATTTAGTGAGTTCCCGATCGATTAATTGCAACGCGTCCTGTTCGTCCGTAGACCACAGTCCACGATCTTCGACCCATATTGCATAAAAATCTCCGCCGCGGATCATAAGATCTTCAGACTTGACGATTTTAAATTTCGGATAGATTTCCCAACCGTGTTTTGTGTCACGCGATGCAATTGATAGGAAATCGAGCATTACATTTTCAAACCTCCTTTCTCGCTAAATAATTGTGTTGAGATATGAACAGAGCTGATACCAGATCTCCATTGTTCTCATATCAGAGTCAGAACCCTTGACAGTGAACAACCCGCCTTTTCCATTCGGCGCATACTTATGTTCTAAGAATCTGTCAATAATATCAATAACTTCTCTTTTATTGTATCTAGTATCAGTCATAGCACCGAGCCCAAGACTTACGATCATTTGCCAAAACCACTGAGCAGTTCGATTTCCCATTGCTGGATCGTCCATGATAGTTTCCTCGCAACGAATTGCAAGAGCAACCATCATCTCTAGAATGCTGCACGGTCCTGCTAAGTATTCTAGAACATCTTCGCTGTACTCATGGCCGAGAATATAATGGCGTCTCAGATCAATTCCATCCTGAGCCCGGTTCTTATCTCGTCGTATAGTCCAGGTGTACTCTCTAGAGTGAAGATACGACAAAAGTTTATTGTAAGAAATAGTTTTTGCGAACCTGTCTCTAGTGACTATGTCCACCATCCAGTTATAATATTCATTGGAAATTGCATCTGCTATGTTCATTACTCATCTACCGTATCGGGGTCTTTACCATAAGTCTCTCGATAGGTTCTGGTATCTCTAAGGATCTCGTAATCGCACAGCATATCGTCGTTTCTAACAAATACAGAGTCGTCTTCATACTCACCAAAATGGTTAACTGCGTCTAGACCGACAGTGGCCTCTATATCATCTTTGCTGTAAATTACGCCCCACTCATCTTCGTACACATCATCCTCATAATAAGTAAGGCTGACAGTATCGTAAGCAGGATTCTCGGCAAACTCCTCAGGAGTAATTATACGAGGGTTAATAACGGGCATTTCTTCAACCCCTCCTTTCTTTTCAGTATATCCTTCTCTACCTAATATTTTTGCATAAAGTTCGTTGACATTGTCAGGGAGCTTATACGGTTCGTCGTTCTCGTCAACCGTATTTTTGCCCACGGGCTCAGCTTCTATAGAATCTTCCGTTTTTCTTCGAGAAAAGACCTCTTTGACAGAATTAATTTCTTCCTGAGCAATTCGTTTGTACTTAGTCTCGACGAACTTCCAAGTTGCTACGGAGCCGATAGCGGCCCCAGCAGCAAATATAAGTACATTAACTATGCTTTTGTTCATTCAATTTCTCCTCAATTTTAGTCGACATTGCAGTTAGCGCAAGCCCTCCCAAGAATATAGAGGCACTCAGTAGAACCCCTACAACTATGTGTCTCTTTTTCTCAGTGCTTAAAACGTGCTCAAGTGCTAACATTACCCCTTTTAATCTGTTCATTTCCTTCGGTCCCCTTCCGAATGATTTCGTTTATGGTCGCTTCAGGAACGAGCCACACTTCCTTGATTTTTGTAGCTTTAATCTGTCCCAAGCTTATCATAGCTTTGACAGTTTCGATTCCGACTCCGAGTTTAACAGCTGCCTCGCTTTCTGTCAGGAATCCTATAAAGCAACCATTAGTGTCGAAGACCTCCGTATCTTCTAAATTGTTTTCTAAAATATAAATGATCAGATCTCTTCCAGTCATTTAGCAGCATCCCTTTCGAATACGAATGTATAAGTTACACCCCATTCAGTAAGATCAAAGTATATCTTGTTGTTCTCGTACTTGATGATGGTCTCTTTTGTCTGAGCAGCTAATATAGAATCGCTAGTCATATTAAAATCGTTCACAGACACCCAAGAGTACTCATCCACTTGCTTAGTCGGAGCTTCATATGTTCCATACCAGTAAAGCACCTTCGCATTATCCGAAACAAAATCAACGCGAATTACGTCATCAGAAATGTTGAGTTCCAGCTGGAAGTCCTCAGAGGCACCGTTATTCTCGCCTTCCGCAAGGACCCATTTGCCTGTGAGATCAGTAGGTTCAGCCATTCCGCAACCGAACAGCATAGCCATAGCAACAATAAGAAGCACAAATGCAATAAACTTTTTCATTATTATTTTCTCCTTTCAAATATAAACGGTTAAGCTACGAGGGGCTCTACAATTTCTGTATAACGATCCCAGATCTTCGATGCGTCAAGTCCTCTAGCTTCGGTTCCGAGAGCCCCCATTCTTAAGATTCTCAGCATAGCCAAGATCGGCGGCACGAAGCTCTCTAATCTCGCGAGTAGTGATTTCAATACGAATGCCTGCCTGATTTGCTGCATGGTAAAGACAGGCGGTTCCGCACGCAACACCGGCGCAGCAAACCACAATCTTAATAACTTTAGTTGTTTTAGGATGCTTCTCGGTCCACTCACGAATCGTCATTAGAAGTACACCACCTTCCAAATGTTGTTCATAAGAGAACCGAAGGCCTTCCTATCCTCGATAGTTTTTATCAGGTTATCCATCGTAATGTTATTACGTAGTACATAACCCGCTCCGCTTGCGACACCGAACTCCAAACCGGTCTTGTAGGCAAGAGATGCGATCTTACTCATAGCAGCGACTACAACGACAGAACGAACAACAAACTTGGTGGTCTCTCGATTGTCTTCTGTCTTAACTGTTTCAGTCTCTGCAGTATTCTCGGTGGTGTCTTCTTCATGAGTCTTATCAATGACTCGATCTGCAATCAGCATTACAGTCGCTGCACCGACAGCTACGCCAACAAACTTTGCAATTGTCTTGAATCTAATAACCATATTTTCTCCTTTCAAATATAAATCCCCAGTTCTTATATAGGAAAGAACCAAGGATAATCAAATAAATCCTGCATACTACCGGACCCGAAGCCATCGAGCCCTTGTGCCCTTCAAATCATATCGAGAATGTTACCGTCGACGTTGAAGTCAAGAATAATGGATCTTTCACGACCATTGACGAAATCACAAGCTTTCTCGTTATAAATATCATAGATACCAAAGTCTACGAAATTGTCGCCAACAGTATTGTCCGGGTCATAAACCCAACCTACGATCTGACCAGCTTTGGTTCTAGGAATACCAAGCATGTAATAGACATCGTTCAGAAACAGATAGCCCTGAGCTTTAAGCTTGTCATTAGCGTAATTCTGCTGGCTTTTAAGAAACATAAGATTGTACTCGGGATCCTTAGTCCAACCGGAACAATACTCGTCAAATATACGAGCATAATCGCTATACATGTTAGGATCTACAACTCCGACAGTCTTCTTTTCAACAGTTTCCTTACCGTCCTTATCCACGGTTACTTCTTTAATTTCCTGGGCCTTAATATTGTAGCGAAGCTCGCGATCAAGCTCCTTACCAAAGCGCTCAACTACACGGCCGCGATATTCTTTGAAGCTTCTATCGATTGTTGCATATGCGGCAGTAAGTGCTACATTTCTCTTCTTGAGAATGCGATGAGATGCTAGAATACCCGTGATGGACAGAGCACCAACAAGAACCGCAGGACCATAAAGCTTAATGAGCTTAACGCCAGTCTGAGTATAGATAATAGCCAGATCTTTCTTAGCATCGTCACTAGTATACTCTTCGGCAGGGACACTCTCGCTCTCAAGAACGTTATGGACATCATCTACCTGTTTCTTAGTTTCTTCGAGAATATCATTAACTTTGGTGGTAGCCTTGCAAGCCATTACGGTGCTTGTTACGACACCGACAACACCTGCGACTACCATAATCTCAGGGCTGTGTTTTTTAAATTTAAGACCCGCCTTATGGACAGAACGGGAGATAGTATTTACAATAGCGAAATTTTTCATAATCAGTTTTCCTCCTTAAAATTAGTTAGTATAGTTATACCTACTTCGAATCAAATAGGCCCGGCTTTGGGCATCTTGAGCATATACCCATCTCTTACACGAATAGGCTCTGCATTACGAATATTAGTCCAGCCGTACTTATTGTCTGTGTAATTACATGTCTTGCCGACAAGGTCGTACAGATCTGCAACACTCACAATACCGTAAGTTTCGATAAGTTCGTCCATACGAGCAAGAACCTCTTCCGCTTCGCCACGAGTTTCGAGAATAATATCATCATAGCTATAGCCGGTTCTGGTTCTTGTATTGGAATAGTCTCGTCTTGTGTCTTTCTGATCGTAATAGTTTCTGTAAGAAACAGTTGATGCACTCGATGTCTTTCTGGTTCGTCCGCCTTCACCAAACAGAAGCATATCAATGCCGTTCGTAACGATGTCTGATATAGCTTTCTTTACGGCAGGGACAAGAACATCCATCAGAATATAAGACTTTACATTGCGAGCATCTTCGGCAATAAATATCTCACCAAGCTTGCTCATTTCATTTCGTTTCTTGGTCTTCACCTTACCTGTGACAACCTTCTCCAGTTTCTTTCTTTCCGGAGCTTCAGTTTGTGCTTTTTCTTCTTTAGCCTTATGTGAATTAGGGGCGTAGTCCATACTTATTCCTCCTCCATAATAATTTTTCCAGGCAATATGATCTTTGCATTCAATGCCTTACCGTTGGATACTTTATAATTATGAGCCAGATTAGCTCGTGCTTTACCTTCAGACAAGGCGTACGTAGACGCTTTCCAATGATCTGCTACGCATCTTTCGAATTCCATAACAGGACCATTATACGTGTATCGCCTGAATCTACGTCGGTCTTTGGCCATGGCAGTTCTCCTTTCTATAAAAACAAAAAGGGAAATACCTTGTTACAGGTACTTCCCTCGTTTGAACCTTTTAATTCTCTTCATCAGGTTCCACTTCGTAGTTCTCAGTGTCGACATCTTCGTCCACCTCATCGGCGTCGAATTCGTCTTCGAGATCCTCGTTGTTTCCTCTGTTCTTAAGCACGGCCACGGCAAGAACTGCGGCTCCAACACCACCTGCGACGCAGGCAATCTTTTTGCCGTTCTTCTTGAACGTAGTCACTACTTTAGAACCAAAGTTCTTCAGCTTGGACTCCTTAACGATCTCTTCTACCTCTGCGGCTTCATTGACCTCAACATTCTTAACTTCCTTCATGGATATATTCCTCCTTAAAAATAGTTAATAGGTTTCCATAATACGATATGTTTTTTTCGCGAACTTAAACGAGACTAGAATACCCGTACTTAGGTGCTACCTGGTAATCGATCACTAAACACGGAGTCCCGTCATCCGCGAGTTGCGAACTGAAGTCGAGATCGATCAGTCCGCTATCAAGGTTCCAACCAAGATCATCTCCGATCGAGATATGGTCAAGACCTAACTCATCGAAGAACTCGTTCAATGAAATATACATATCGTTTAGCATTCTCTTGTTAAGCTCATTCTCAGCTTTCTTGATTTTGTCTATGTCAGACTTAAAGTACCGTCCTGAGATCGCATCAAAACATAAAGTATCGCCAGACTTCGTGACTATTACTTCTTGTTTGCTTACGGGGTTCTTCTTGATATGGTCCTCGGCAATTTTATCCTTGACAGCATGCTCTTTTTTCTCACCGATAGTCTCCACTACTTTTTCTTTGTACTCGCTGAGAGCAGTAGCTGAGAGATTATATGCTGCTGCGAGTGCCGCATTTCGCTTTGCATTTACGGAACTTGCACCGATAAGGCAGGCTACAGATGTCGCACAAGATATAGCAGCAGGAATATAGCACTTCCATGTGACTTTGACAACGTCAACGGGTTTGAGCTTATTGATCTGACTATACTCTTCCCAACCGTTATCGTATGCTTCGTTAGCCAGCTCTCGATTCTGGCGCTTACGCTCGAGTTCGATAAGTTTCTCGGCTTTAGGTGTTGCTTTTACAGCGAGGATTGTAGTGGTGACCATTCCTGCAATCCCAATTCCAGTAAGGATCTCAGGACTATGTCTGGAGATAGTCTGCTGTGCTGTTTTGAATAATGCTGATACATTAAACTTACTCATTTAATTTTCTCCTTTCATTCTTAGAGCAAAAATAAAAGAGCCCAATAAGGGCTCAATTATTCCTTTTCTTTGAGTGCTTCGTTTACTTTTTCTTCGATAGTTTCCTCCATTTTACGATCTGAAGATATACTTGACAGAACCATTCCGGCTCCGCTCAGTACGATACCTCCAATAGTAATAAGTTTTGTCATGTTGAATTTAATTTTCATACGAACATCTCCTTTCATAATATGCCTTGCGTTTTTCGCGAATTAGTCGTCGTATTGATCCATGTAATCTTCGCCTGGGACAGTAGGGCATTTCTATAATGTAGCACTCAAAGCCCTCGTCATCGTCACCAATAACGGTTTTACGATGGTTAAAGTCAATCCAATAGATTTCTCCGCATACATCCCAACCAACGACGTTGCCATAATCAGTCGGTTCTAAACCTAGAAAATCGTAGAATTCATTCAGTCTAGCAAATCCTCTTAAAATATAATTCCTATTCAAGTGGTATTCTGCTAGCAGGACTTTTTCAATAGTGGATTCAAAATATCTTCCTGAGTATTCGTCATAAAATAAGCGTGGCTCACTCTCATCATCGATTTCTTGGCTATAATTTGAAATAACTCCTCCAGCTGAAATATGGACATCTTTGCACTGCTCTTTTGCAATAGCGTCAATGATGTTATTATGTGTTTCTTCACCATACAGTTCTTTGACTTTGTTCTTATATTGTTTATAAGAATTATCGATTAACGCATATGCGCTTACTAAAGATGCTTGATGACGCTTATTCAAGATATTAGCACCAAAAATACACGCAATAGTTGATACACCAACAACAGCTGCGGGAACGAAGCTAGGACCAGCTACTCTGATGGTTTCAAGAGTAGTTAGCTCCTCGCCTTTTTCATTCTCGGCCTCTTCTAATAATTTAGAGGCTTTAATAGTTGCTTTTGTAGTCAGTACTGCAGTACCAACAACACCCACTGCCCCGATGCAAGTTAAAATAGTTGCTGAATTCTTTTCCAAAAATAATTTTGAGCTTTCGATTAGGCCGTTCATTTCCTCATCCCCTTTGGATAATTATTAAAACAAAAAGAAACAGTGCGGGTTGTGCGTGCTCTCCGCATCCTCATTTCTGTTGCTCCGGTGTCTCTCCGGCAGAACCGCTCTTCCATTTGAGCTAACTGTCTCTTCATAATACACTGTGTATTTTTCGCGAATTTCGGAGGACAAAATGAAAGAGCCATTGCTGGCTCCCTCACTTGCGTTTCCTATTAAATAGGGCTTTGACGATTAAGACAATCAATACTACGCACAGTATCACGTCGCCATATATTAGAATGACCGATGCTCCACCGACAACAACGGTGATCACAAGGGCTACCAAAAATATAGCTGCAATAATTGCTAATAGTGTAAATGAAATCATAATCATTTTCCTCCTTTAATATGTTTCCATAATACACAATGTATCTCTCGCGAAAAAAAGAGACTCATAAGAGCCTCAATTGTTAGAACCTTTCATTATCATAATACATCCGAGTATTACAATGATAAATCCCATGACTACCATAGTCTACCTCCTTAAATATGATTATTTTTGTTCCATAATAGGAGGCGCAATTTTCGCGAATCTAAATATCACGGCGATCAAAAGCCGTTTCCCATCGTTCTCTTGGAATAGGTTTCATCTTTAATGCCCACATTATTTGCCTGATGGTTACAGTTGGATACAACCCGTCCGTACACGTACCTGAACGAGCATCGAAAAACTCTTTAAATTTCGGATGTAAATATATATCGTCTGTTAGCCATGGATCTATTTCAGTCCACCATGATTTCTTACTGCCAGGATCGAACCTCTGCTGTATTACGGCCAGTCCACGTTCTCCTATTTTATAAAGAGTACAGCGACCATACACAGGATGGCTACAGACATATAGACTGCCATACATAGATAAATATATAGAAGGTTTTTCATAGTGATACCTCATAGTTCCCTCGTGCTTTTGAAAAAATATAAAAGAAAGAGCCCTTGTTAGGACTCCTCCTTCAGTTCATACCTATCTCATATGAAAGAGTTTCTTCATAAACTCTCTACCCGGCCCGGAAGTTATGGTTCCGACTTCTTCAAACTTCCAAGATTTAAGTGCCCCCCAAACCGTAAGCCCGATTCCGCCAAAGACGCTGACAGCTGTCAGACTGTTTTTCACAATTCTATCCTGTTTCTCCTCTTTCATCTGCTTCAGTTTAAGCTCGTTTTCCGCTTCGCGGTCATCAACCTTATTCTGAACATCTGCTTCGAGCTTCTCCAGTTCGATTGCTCTGTCTACCAGTTTTGTCAGGCCATCGACAGTCGTTTTATACGACTCGGTTCCAACCTGAACCTTCTTTAGTTCGTTAAAACCGTCCTCAATGCCTTCCTTAAGCATAGTTTCGATTCTCATAATAAAACCTCCTTTAATATTTGAACGTATGTTCCATAATAGGGACTGTTATTTTTGCGAAAGGTCTGCGTCGTTATCAACTTTCAAAACTATGCGTTTTTTCTTCGAAAGCTTATCGAGATCGTCTATATCGATTCGGTAGACATCTTTTTCAGGGTCGGAATGGTCAATTTTGAGAGTTCCTACTCCCGTGATAGCATAAATTATTATGTCTTTAATGATCGATGCTGCTACCAAGCCTATTGCAATCCACATATACAAGTCCATTTGTTTTCTCCTTTCTAATCCGACGTTATTAAAATAACATCATTTGTTGTCACCTGCGTACGGGTCTTTTTAATCTAGGTTAAAAAATAAAAGAAAGAGCCATTGCTGGCTCAATCTTTCTTAAACTTTTCATCGATGGATGCTTTCATGCTCTTGGCTTTCGCCACCACCGTCTGTCTGACTTCGGGTATAGCCATAGCTGCTGCCGCAAATGTTGCTGCAGGCATAACTATCTGACTGATCCAAAGTCTTACCTCACGGCTAGTTTCGATCTGTTTCCAAGTTGCCATAATAAAATCCTCCTTAAAATAAGTTTTCCATAATACAGTGTGTATAAATCGCGAATAAAAAGAAAGAGCCCTTGTTAGGACTCCTCCTCTTTCTTGGCTTCATTTGAGGCTTCTTCTTTCTCGGTCATGCTTTTGAGCATAATCTTCATTGTTTTATACTTCATCTCATAAAAACCGATAAAGTATCCAGTCAATCCTACTAATGCTAATTTAACATAATCTTTCATTTTAGATTCCTCCTTTGTTTTTCCATAAAAGGCGTTGTTTGATTCGCGAATAAAAAGAAAGAGCCCTTGTTAGGACTCCTCCTTTGATAAACACCTCCTCGGATTAATATTGACTAGCTTTGACGTACCAGAGATAAATTGCTGCAGATGCGATTCCATTAATCACCAGATATGCGATCCAGTGCTTCTTAATCCATGCAAACTGCGGTTTAATTATCATACTGTTATAATCCTTAATAGCTGTAATCATAATATTACCTCCTAAAAATAAGTATTTTTCTCATAATAGAAGCTGTAAATATCGCGTAAAAAGAAAGAGCCCTTGTTAGAGCTCAATCTCTCTTAGTTCATCACAATAATTTCCTCGTAAGAAGGAATAGATTTGATAAACGTCTTACCTCCGAATAATATTCCGAATGTGGTGTGTATTGCTTCACCAACACTGTTCAGAACTGCATTCGTTTTTGTAATAATGTTATTCATAATATTCTCCTTTGAAATATGTAATTTACTCATAATAGGAGATGTAATTCACGCGACAAAAAGAAAGAGCCTAAGTTTTCACCTAGACTCAATCTCGTTCATAATACGAATCTCTTCGGATACGTACTTACTGACAAGCAAATATGCTCCTGCATTTACTCCAACAAATGCTGCTATTGCTATTATCATAATAATATTCTCCTTTAAAATAAGTATTTTTCTCATAATAGCAATAGTTTCCTTCGCGACAAAAAGAAAGAGCCCTTGTTAGAGCTCAATCTTTAAGAATTCACTTACCGTTAATTACAAGGTCCAGAAATTCTTCATGGGTTACTACCATTCCGTCAGAAGTGATAACCATAATAATTCTCCTTTTATGTAAAAAATTAAGTTCTTTCTTTTCATTATAAACCTTGTATTATTCGCGAACTAATCTCTCGCCTGATCAAGTAGCCAAAAGAATCGCCTATAGCTATCGTAATAAGTATCTCGACTGCACGGAATATCTAATCTAGATTTTAAATATGTATATGAAGCACCTTCTGTAACACCCTTAAGAATATAACTAACCAATTCCGGATCAGCGTCTATAGCAGCCTGTTCTATCATTTTCATCCATTGAAAATATCTTACACGTTTTTCTGCTAAGTTGAACGTCGGGTCAGATGGAATATTCGATTTAAAATACGCAGAAGGATTAAAGTCTTGTCCGTAGAGCCCATCGATATCGGAATATTCTTTTCTCCAGAACGGATATTGCAAACAAAAATGCTTAAGTTCATAATATCTGTGCTTCTCGACCCAATATTTGTTTTTATTTGAAAGTTCTGCTCTTATTGCTGTTGGCATCCTTTACGTTCCTCCTGATCTATTTTGTATTTGCGTATGTCTCTAACCAACTTGATGGTTGCTTTTCTTAGCAGCTCTTTATCTATTTCTCCGTCGACATAAAACGTTGCATTTTCAAATTCGTATATTTTCATATGTATACACCCCTAAGATAGGAAAATATCAATTGCCTCTAAGTTTGTTAAATTCAAAAGCTCTTTTAATAGTATTGCATCACCAATCGTTAGTTTGTCCGGGTTGCAGATCAAATTGCATACTTCTACTGCAATATGAATACTAAGACCGGCTTCAATAATTTTAGTTAATAATTTATTTGCATTCAATGCACACACCTCTTTCTAGTTGCGTATCATGCAACATCTAAAAGATAGCACCATTCCAATTTTTCTGTCAATACATTTTTGTGCGTGAGACGCAACAATTTTTAATCTAGATTTGTTTTTCATTTGCATGCATGCGAATATTGAGATATGATAATTATTGTTAGAAAGGAGATATGATAATGTCTATAGGGCAACGAATTAAAAATTTACGAATGAAGCGAGGTATGTCTATCGAGGATCTTGCTGATAAACTAGGCAAGAATAGAACCACAGTATATAGATACGAGAATGGAGACATCGAGAATTTGCCTTTGGGTATTCTCAATCCACTCGCTGATGCGTTAAATACAACGCCTGGGCATTTGATGGGCTGGGACTATAAAGAAATGATATCTACGAAAATATCAGACGGTGAAGAAGAGGCTGTATACTCGTCTATGAACGAAACATATGTTAGGCATGTGCAAACCTGGCATAGAATGTTTGGTATGGACCCATTTACTGACGAGGAGCATGAGAAGTTGATCGAGTATGGCAAGTTTCTAATCTCTTTGAGGAAAAAATAAAAGAAAATGTTTTATAAAGGAGGTGATGCTGACCTAAATGCCGGCAGTACCAAAAAATATAAACAACCTAGAGAGGAAGAACACCAATGTATAAAGAATATCCGAAGTTTTATTATTATCAAACGAAAGAATATGGTCGAAAGTCTCGTATGGACGATCCGTTATTATCAGTTGAAGAAACCTTACAAAAGCACAGCGAGATTATTGATGAATATGCACAGAAATATCTCGGCGGTTCGATACCAGAAGAGAACAAATATATGGAAATCGGGTCTGGTGAATCTTTGAAAGACAGACCAGAAGTAAGCCGATTGCTTAAGGACATAGAAGATCCTGAAGTAAAAGCTATCATCGTAGTTGATGTGCAGCGTTTGAGTCGTGGCGATTTAGAGGACGCTGGAAAACTTATAAGGTTACTTCGATACACGAATACGTACGTAATCACGCCTATGAAAATATATGACTTGCGAGACGAGTACGATAGAGACGCTTTCGAACGAGAATTAAAACGTGGTAATGAATACCTTGAGTACTTCAAAAAGATACAAGCCCGTGGGAGACTAGCAAGTGTTAAAGCCGGTAACTACGTCGGTTCAGTTGCTCCTTATGGTTTTGATCGTATTGAAAAATATGACGAGACACTTAAAAAGAGCTACTTTACACTTATCGAACGTAAAGACCAAGCCGATGTAGTTCGCATGATTTTTAACTGGTATTGCAATGACGATATTGGAGTGACTGCCATATGCAGACGATTAGAAGAGCTCGGAGTCAAAACTAAGACTGGATGTAGCATCTGGAAGCCGAGTATCATATTCGGAATCTTGGAAAATGTCCATTATATCGGCTGCGTTAGATGGAATTGGAGAAAAACTATTAAAGTGATAGAGAATCAAGAGCTGAAGAAGCTTCGCCCAAAAGCAAAAGTAGATGAGTATTTAATTTTCGAAGGTAAGCATGACGGCATCATTTCAGAAGAGGTTTTCAATAAAGCTCGAATTATCAAAGGAAACCGGCACCGTACGAAAGGCAACCTTAGTTTAAAGAATCCATTTAGTGGCATAATGTACTGCAAAAAATGTGGGTCTAAGATCGGTTATAATACCTACAGCCGAAACGGAGTTGAATATGCCCCACCGAAACTCGTATGCAATAATCAAGTCCACTGCAAGACCGGTTCGGTCGATTACAACGAAGTACTCGATTACATGTGCAACGTCCTTAGAGATTGCATAGCCGACTTTGAAGTTCGCATTGAAAACGAACAAGACGACTCTCTTAAACTCCATAAAGACCTAATTGAACGTCTTACAAAGCAGCTTAAAGATGTCGAGAAGAAAGAACTCGACCAATGGGAAGCCCAGTATGACCCAGATCCAAAGAAACGCCTTCCTCAACATATTTTTGAGAAACTAAACGAGAAAGTTCTGGCCGAGAAGGAAGAAATTAATAAAGCCCTCGATAAGGCGAAGGACTCTGTTCCAAAACATATTGATTACAAGGACGAACTTGTTAAGACTACGGATGCTCTGAGAGCTCTAGAAGATTCAGATCTTGACGCTAAAATTGCGAACCAGTATTTAAAAAGCATCATCGATAGAATCGAATATAACCGTCCTCAGATTGTCAGAATCACCAAAAAGAATGCCGAGATGTTCGAAGCTGACATAAAGAAAGGCTTGCAGTACCACATCGCTCCGTATACTATACGAGTGAAACTCAAGTGCGAATAGCATTGGGGTCATGTAAGCCCCCATTCACACGGTATTACATGATACCGATAGCGCTATATAAACCATTTTGAAGCAAAAAAGAAGAGGGCTTGTCTACGTGACGAACCCTCTTTCCTTTTAAAGGAACTTATTTTCCTTTATGCATTTGTTGTATGTTCCTCTGATGTTTTCTATTGCTAGATTAGCTACATTATTCTTATAGTCCTCATGAGCCTCGCAGTACTTTTCATAGTCGTCAACATCTCTCAATATTTGATCGAAATGCTCTTTAGTATGTTTTGTCTCATGCAGTATATCGTCGTTAAAATGAAGAATATGGTTTCTGCATACATCGGCCCGATAATCCTCAAACTCTTTTCGTAAAGTAGTCAAACCCGTAAGAATATCACCATTTATAGCGTTCCCAATTTTTCTAGCAATATACGACCATGGATTAATTTTTATAGGAGCAATTTGTATAAGCGTCAGTACAATGAGAAGCGCTCCAATGCCTTCTGTGGTGTACGAGGTTAGTAGGCTTGACAATTCCATAGTCAGCCACCTCCATTTACATTATTACTCCTTAGTTTTATCGCCTTCGACAAATCTGCCGAATGCCTGATGAAGACCAGTAGACGCAAGACCCATTACTGCGCCGTATACGACAGATTCGACAGAAAGACCGCTGACAACTGCATTCAGAACAGCGCCAACAACGGCGAGAATGACAGGTATGTTGTCGTTATCTAGCCATTTGAAGAAAGTTGCATGCTTGATGATATAGCCAACTACCAGGCAAGCAACTACTACTACCATAACAAAGTATTCAGTTAGAATTGTAAAGTCCATGATTATTCTCCTTATTCATAAGTTTTATTTTCGAGTTCGTTGATATGTTTTCTCCAGGCTTTTCTTTGGGTAATGACATCTGTGTATTCGCCAGTAGTTGCTGATCCTTCCATTATTTTTATAATGCAATAATCAGTCTCTGACAGTTTCCGTTTTAACTTGAGAATCTCCTGTTGATCAAGATCTTTTTCGGTAAACGGTGTGTATCGAAGAATTGTTTCGTACTCATCATACGCTTCTTTAGCTTCAACTGCAGGAACATCCACGACCCATTCGATGTCCTTACCGCCATTAGAATACTCAGCAATTACTTCATAGTGACCTTCTTCGGCACAGGCTTCTACAGCTTCGTGATGCGCTACAAGAATACTTTCCTCATTAAGCGTACCTGCAGAATGATCGATCTCGTCCATCGATCTCTCGTTTCCGAGATTGTCTAATATTCGCATTTGATCACCCCTTTATTCCGTTCGTCGCCAGATTGATACTTGAATGTACGGAGGCATATTGTTATGTGCAGCTCCACCTCCGGTACTTCCGGTATTGAATCCTTGCCATGCTGTTTTACCAGTGCTAGACCAACCATTATAGTCATGGTTAACGCTCATACTTCCGCCAGAGCCCTCGGCAACATATTGTCCGTGGCTATGCGACGGCATCTCGTTTACAGTTAGCGTGTGGGTTTGTTCGCCTCCTGTGGTTCCTATAGTGCCATTTGCATCAACTGCCCATAAGAATCTGTTGGTTATACGCTCCCACGTTCCACCAAATAATGCTGCCGGTGATGTATGGCTATAAGAAATATAAATGCTGTTTACGGGGTATGGGTCTAAAGCCGAACTATACCACTGCGACCATGAGCCATTTTGATAGTATCGACGATACATAAACATCTTCGCATCGTAAGGAATAGCCATCTGAGCTCGGTTGCTAGTAGTAGATTTATTGCTATAAAACATTGTGCGTATGTACACGAACCGCCCAGAGATCGGTGAGTTTTTGTCCGTCAAAACTAATTCATCAAGTGTTGTGTCTGGATCTATAGCATCGCTGCCGCTTCCGGTATATACGGCAAGACCATTATTTACTCGTGTGCCGAACTTGTCTCTTATGTCCCAACCGAAGTCTGCAACATTTTGAGTTTCAGCCGCTTTGCCAAACGATACACCTTTGCCGCCAGCCAAGAAGTCTATGGCATACGGAGCACTTATTAATCTATAAGTAGCCTCGGACGAACCCATAGAATCACTTACCGTGACCTTTATGTCGTAAGACGTGTCTGCTCCTAAAGGACCGATGGTGAAATCCTCATTACCTGACAAGGTGATATCGCTGGTTGAATCCCCCGATATCCATGATGAGCTCGTGACTAATTTATACAAGACCGCACATTCCACAGGAGATTTGTCAGTCGAGCGGTTGAAAGTAACACGTACATAATCACCAGTATCATCCGGCTCATCCTCAGTGTTGACACGATAAATTTTTAAATTTGTAATTCTTGGTGCTACATATGCTATTTCCCAAACAGCATACAATGCAGCCGACGCATTTGCCGTATACGAGCCTCCAGCAGAATAGCTAACAGATGTTGCTGAAGAAGAAGTACTCCAGCCTTTAAAGTTATAGTTAGTCTTAGTTGGAACTACCGTAGATAAAGTCAGATTCTGGCCATAAATTTTAGTCTGGCTTCCAGGTGCTCCAGAGCCGCCATTAGCGTTGTAAGATATGGTGTATTTGACTGCTTCCCATACTGCATATAAAGTTCTCGATGCGTTGTCAGTATACGAGCCTCCAGCAGACCATGATGCGGTTGTGGCAGACGAGCTAGTAGACCAACCTTTGAAGGTATATCCAGTCCTAGTCGGTTTAGTGCTGGAAAGAGTCAGAGTTTGTCCGTAATACTTAGTCTGACTTCCAGGTGCTCCAGAGCCGCCGTTAGCGTTGTACGATATTGTGTAAGAAGTTAAAGCCGGAATAGTTACACTTGTATTAGCGTACATAGTTCCGCCGGATATAATGTCTATGCCATTAAATTTTGCGTATATATTACAGTTTTGACTTCCTGAATATCTGCGATAGCTGTAAGTTCCGCTAAAAATTTTCGTTTGGTTGGCAGTATTCCAGGCTGAGCCGCTATCGACCGTGTGATATATGCGGGCGCTTCCTCGATAGGTCGATGCCGCTGTGGCACCGGCGCCGATGTCAAAATATAAATTATTCGAACTATCTGAGCAACTATAGGGAGTTGCAAACCAAATTTCGACATAAACATTAGTTATAGTGTCAGTATTTGATATGCTAGTATATATACCGAGCTGTCCTTTTTGATAGTTTTGGCTTCCGCCGGATACTATAGAACCCCATACAGTTTCACTAGGTGCTGCCATCAGCTACTCACCTCCTCCCAAGTAAGACCCATGTTTCCATTAGCTCTTGTTCTCCACACAAAATTTCCAAAACGTAGTTCATTATGAACTTCCGCTTTTTCGATCATTAGTTTCTGATTGCTTATGTAGGCCGGAATACTTTGTCCGTCCTTAAACTGAATTTGTTCATTTGTGATCTTTACTTTGAAATCGCTGTCGCCTTCACCAAGTTCAATGTAAGGCTTATCGTTCTCGTCGGTGCCAACTGCAATATACTCGGTTTTAGCTGCAAGATCGCTAATGTCTGTTTCGATCTTCTCTTTATCTTTTTCGATATCGCTTATTTTGTCTGCACTATCCGAGACACTTGTTTCTAAACCGCTAATATCAAAGAAATATAAACCGTTAGCGTCCTGTTTTATCAGAGAACCGGCTTCGCCATTTCTTATCAAAGAAGCAATACTATCGGCTTGTATGCTAAGTTGAGATTGCAGCTCGTTTATCTGTGTCTCCGTATCTTCACTTACTTTTGCAACTTCGTCAGCAGTAGCTCTCAATGTTATATTATTAGAGTTTTGTTCGATCTTTGTTTCAGCATTGGTTATTCGGGTCTGGGCTTCGTCAGCCTTGTTATAAGCCTCTTTAGCTGCTTCGTAACTGCTTGACTTAGACACTTCCGAGTAACTAAATGCGTCGTTGGTAAAGACTGTACAATCTACAAAATATAATGTATTTGTAGAGCCAGACGTATAAGATGGCTCGGTCGTAGTCCAGCTACTAGACGGCGGATTAGTCGTCGGTTTTGCTGGAGCAGCCGAGGTAGACGATTGAAGTAAATAATATCTAGTAACAGACGCTATATCAATAATACGAGAAATCGTTATCGATGCTGTCGCTTTAGCCGCCATAGGCAAAACCTCCTCTCACATTACTCAAGCTGGCAAGTATATACTTCAGAATTGGTAACCGCGCTTGCAGTCACTTCATAAGTCTTTGATGTAGCAATAGCTGTGGTGCTTGAACCTTTATACCACTTAATTGTACCGAGGCCCGTTACGGTTCCGTTGGCGGCGACAGTTTGCTCCACACCACCTTTGAAAACATGAGCAGTAAGAATCGTCGACCCCGAATTATTCTTAAAAACAGTACCGTTCGAAGACGTGATCGTAAGTGTAATCGCGTCAGCGCCATCATTACCGTTTGTTCCATTGGTACCCTTGTACGATACACTATAGGAAGTTGTGGACGTGCCATCTGAATAATTAACAATAGTCCGAGTCCACAGGAACTGGCCGTTAGTAACATTGGGAACCGTGTTTACCCATGTTCCGGTAGGTGTCGCAGTGCCGCTCGTGCTGGTCTGATATTGAACAGAAGTGCTACTAACTGTAACGGACGTGCCGTTTATACCGTTTGTACCTTTATAGGAAACACTATAAGCTTCGGTGGATTTATTGTCGGAATATGTAACGACGGTCTTAGTCCAGAGATACTGACCGTTGCCTACAGTCGGAATAGTATCGCTCCAAGTTCCAGTGGGCTTTTCAGTGCCCGAAGTTCCGACCTGATAAGTAACGGAGGTACTCTTGACTGTAACAGAAGTACCATCATTACCGTTTTGTCCAGCCTTGGCCACCGCAAACGAGAATTTCTTATTCATAGTAATACCGTCAACGACTACCGGTATTGTGGCTTCGCATGCTTCTGATATAACTGCCTTTGTTGTAAATGTAACTTTTACTTTTGCCGTTCCACTATTATCGACAGCGGCACTGATGCCAGTTGGGCAAACTATATCTGCCGCTGTAATGGCTACGGACGAGCATTGGTTTGTTCCACAGAATGCAACTGCTTCTGTTGTGCAGGTCTGACCAGAGGGAACACCGGAAGTGTTACCGATAAAAGTGTATGCTTCGCTCGTAAGCATAACTGAGTAGGCATCTGTAACGTCGATTATTGTAATCTGATCGGCAGATTTAATAGCCATTTTGAATTTTCTCCTTTCAAACAATCAGTTCGCACATGAATGTTACTTTTGTGTCCACGTCTTCTGGAGACAGTGCAAATGTAAAACCGTTATCTCCAAATCGTGAGTCGCTAGATGAAATAACCCCAAACGACGCATCGTCCAAGCGTTGCCATTTCCACTGAAGATACGCAGCCGAGCCAAAAACAGATTTCATTCCCGCGCTGTCTGTTATCCTCTGAGTTCCATGATAAATAACGACAGACAGAACGGTAGCGACATTATCGTTCTTGAACACTGTGCCTCTTGACGACTCGATACGTAATAGAGTCGTAATTTCATCTCTGAGACTATCAACATCGGTTTTAATGTCATCGATAGCCGTTTCTAAATTCGAAGTTTTTCCACCAGATTTGATCAGAAGACTGCTCGCTGAAATCTCGAGTTTGTAGTCTCCGTTTTCATCTTTATAGTATCTGATGAAATTGTCAGCATCACCTACGGACAGCTGTCCTTCTTTATCAAGGTAGACGCCTCTGGTTGTATTTGTGGCTGATTCTTTAACCCCCGAGTATATAGCACTCTCGGTTATGTTGAAGCCACCTATAGTAGCATCGAAAGCCACAAGATCATCAACGGCGACTTTCTCTGCAGTGATCGACTTAGCGGTTATAACCGTGCCGCTCAGACTGTTGTACTCTGTCTGCTCAGCAGTAGTGGTGACCCCATCCGTATTCAATTTGTAGAACAGACCGTCGCTGCCTTTAACCACGAGCTTATCAGCTTTAACGGTACCGCCTTCGATAATGTCGCCTTTAATCGTGACACCAACCAGTTCGCCTGTTATCTTACCCTCGCTAACAACGAGATCACGAATAATACCAGACTCTGAAAATATTTTTTCAACCGCCGCCTGGTTAATATTCGTGAAGTCAATATTGGCATACTTCAGATCGGCTTGTTCTGCAGAAAGCTTTTTTGCCTCGAGATCGCCAATTGATGCATTTACTGCTGTGAAATTATCAGCAGTTGCATTTTTAAAGTCCGCCTGATCTGCTTCGAGAGAGTCAATATCGGCTTTTGCAGCATCGAGAGACTCTATATCTGCATACTTTAAATCAGCCTCTTCAGCGGATAATTTTTTAGCATCAAGATCATCGATCCGTGCTTTCTGTGCTTCGAGATCGACAATTTTTGCATATGTTGAGTCGAGATTGTTGAACTTAGCATCCGTAGCTTCCAGATTTTCAATAGTAGCGTACTTAGCATCGGCTAGTTCAGCGCTAATCTTTGTGGCGTCAAGATTCTCTATGTTCGCTTCTGCTGCGTCAAGTTTTCCGGTGATTGTGACGTTGTCTGCCTGGAGAGTGCCGATATCGGCTTCTGTAGCTGTTAAACGGTCTTTGATGGTGGCATTTTCAGCCACTAAGTTATCAATTCTCGCTTTTTCAGCATTGAGTTCTCTGGCATCGACTTTATCAGCTATGACAATCTCAAACTCGGATATATGATCAACGAGATCTTTAACATCCCCGGATCGAGCCGACGGGGATGACATGTTGCCGGTTATAGTGGCAGTGTGATCTTTTATCATGACTGTCACTCGTTCGCCCGGTTTTGTATCACTGGTTGTGGATACGGGAGTTAATAGCTCAGAGCCGTCTAGTTTTACATAAGTGGAACCGTTATATTCAACAGTAGTTCCATATACTATAGTCTCGCTTTTCGGTTTTTCATCGTCTTTTGTTACTTTTACAAATTCCGATATCAAATCGCTCGACAAACTCATAACATATCACCCCCATAATTTCGTAGTAAATACGGCTTTTTCTGTAACTGGCGCTCCAGGTTCACATTTTATTGATTGACTAATAACCTTTGCTTTAACATCGGTGATTCCTGCTCTTGAGTAATTAAGACGAACACAGTCTCCTAAACGAACAGGACAATACCCATGTGTATAGCTGACAGTATACTCAATCGTTGAAAGACTCCGAAGAAGTTGTGTGGCTCGTTCTTCTATAATCGCCTTTGTCGGCTCACCAGACATACTCGGATTAGTATCACGATAAACTATCTCTCGACCACGATTTATTATCGATGTTGGACTATTAGGATCGTCGTTAGCTACTCTTGCATAGTAGTGATCGCCGTCTTTCGAGTAGACAACCTCTACAACATTAGGTATGCCATATAGATCGTGGTTCATCGATATTTCTGGATACAAGATTGAACTGTTTCCATCATCGTAAGTCCATACCGGCTGCAAAGAAGCCGTATCCTGATTCGGTGAAAATAGAATACGTCCTAGTTCGTCAAGGTCGAATGTATAACTTGCATTACTCATTAAATCTGTGACAAAAGAAAGCCAGGTGTCATCAGTATTAGCTACAAAGTCACCGGATAATGTATCAGAGCATACCGGAGGTACTACAGGAGCTCTTACATTCTCTCGAACTATTTGATATGCCCCCGTCATAATATTCTGGTTTTTAAGCATTGAATACCCAAACGGAGGCATTTTTTCCTTAAGCTCAAGAAGAGGTGTATAAGCATCCATTGTTACAGACCTAACTTTTCCGTCAAAAGTAGAAGAAGGTGTCTGGACTAAGAAAGTACCAAGAGGATGGCGCTCTCTTACTCCATTTTGAATTGTTATAAGATACACTCTTATGTAGCATTCTCCAACGGAATTCGTAACGTCTATTGTGGCAGACCCCAACGTATCTGCATCGGAATCTCGGCTTATTTTGCATGACTTCACGTTGTCAAGCATCTTTGTTTCTTTCCAAGTTCCAGGGTCAACAACATAGTATTCGAATGTTTGCTGCATTGACGCCGCCCAATTTGGCACGTTACACACCTCCTTCTACTCGTGTAATGCTAAGCGTGATAGGTATAGTTAATTCACAATGTTTCTGACTAAATGAGACTTTAACGCTCGCCCAATAGCCGCTTCCTGACGGTTCACGAACATAAACGTTTCCGAGCCATACCGCCAGTCGTCTAAGAGCATACAAAGTGTCGGTATCGCTTTTTGGAATCTCCATACTCCAGTTGGATGTTTCGCCTCTCTGAGTGCCATAATAGCCAATGGGATGAGACCTACCAATGTACTCTATTAACGATACATCTGAACTATGGCTATCAGAGACGTCAATATTGTAAGGTAACTTTAGCATCGATCCAGTCCAAGGCTGCTCCATCAGTCTTCCACCAATTGAGGAGTCAAACTCAGTCCATTCTTCGTCCCACTGTACAATCGCTGCTATGCCGTTAACAGGATAACCCGGAAGATCGTTGAAGCTTACTGCTCCGGTGCTCTTAGTAATTGCTACTATTCTATACCTAGCATAGTCTAAAGATGGATGGGGATCTGTAATGACAATATTTTTAGTATTGTCGAGTCCTTTTGCCAACTCAGTAAATCCGCCATCAAACTCTCGTCTATAGACAGACAGAAGCACATCTTCTACTAATGCGCCATCATCGTCTCGGCAATACGGTCTAATATATGCCACAAAAGCTTCTTCGTCGATAGCTATTCCGGCATTAGGATCATACGATGCATCGGCCCAGTTAACAGTGAAAGTCGCTGTCGACTCTGCTGTCAAACCAGAGTTCATAGACACAACACAAGTTACCGTATATTCGACATCATTCTCGAGGTCAATATTATTGGCCGAAAGTTCCACCATCAAAGGTTCATTAATATCGAAATACTTAGAATATATGGAGTTTCCGCTAGCAATTATTTTTGTGTTGCCAACGGTGTCCACAATCTCATAAGTTGAATTGGACGATATCGTCAAATGATAACCAATCGGTGCCTGAGTATTCGGTCCAGCCAGGCCAGAAATATAGAACGGAAAAGTAGTAATAGTATTGATTACATCACCATCACCGTCGATAACATTTAATGCCAGTGTCGGTGGAGCATAGACATCAATTGTCCTTTGAATAGACCAATCACCATACTGTTTAGTAATTCCAGCAGTACGAACACGCCACTTAATCTGAGCACCTTCAGAATATACACTAGAACGTTTGCAATAATACTTAGTTTCCCCATCAGAATCAATATAAGAGTATACAGTTTCTCCTGTTGCTACAGTGACACTTAATTCAGTGCTATTGGTGGGTTCAACATACAAGATATTGGATGTTCTTGTGTACGTATCCCCACTCTTGGTTACTTCGTAAAACGTTACAGTATTTATCGAATACGAACTTGTCTTGTCTTTTTCATCGTCGTCACGATTATTCTTGATTGTCCTAGTTTCAGTGGCGCCGTTTACAGTTAGTTCAAGCTCTGCAAAAGTCTGACTTGAATTATCTTCAGCATTATGCACCCAATAAAGAATAATTGTTTCTCCAGTGATTGCCGTAGTAGTAGACGACCAGGTTGTCGGGGCGGCAGGTTTCTTTCCGATAATGACAGACTTTATCTCTGACCAAGGAGATTCGCCGTTATCATTTACGGCCCTTACTCTGAAGAAATACTCATCGCCAGATTCGAGACCAGTTTTCTCGTAATGATTAAACTCGATCCCCGTTACTTTAGTTGTCTGATCAGACCCGTCGAAGTATCTTTTCTCAGTAGTGTACTCAACATCGTATGTTTCCGCACTATCAACCGCGGTCCATTCCAAGTATACAGACGTCTCTGAACTTGCTTTGCAAACCGTAATACTATCGGGTGTTGATGGAACCGCTTTTATGCTGCTAGAAAAAGAAGACCATCCACTTGGAATCTCAGAGCTACCATTAATGTTTATGGCTCTACACCGGACTCGGTATTCGCCGCCTGCTGATACCGTGCAAGAGAAAGATGCACGGCAGGTTTCGACAACTACAGTGCCAGTATTTACAAGCTTATTTCCGTTGTATACTTGAAACTGGATTTTATCGGTCCTTGCATCAGAGATGTTTTCGAGCGACGCTGTCAATTTATATTGATCGATAGTGACACTCGGCGTTGACGGATCAGCAGGAGGATCGGCGGCAATGGCATACATCTTCTGTGCCTTGGTGCCTTCCCAATAAGGCATGTCTGTGTTGTTGACTTTTTGGGTCTTGGCTATAGGAGTTACCGAAACTAATATGAAATTAGAATTATCGGGAGCATTATATGTAGCATGAGTTTCAGTAGTTGTAGAAGAGCTGCCTTCAAACCATATACCGTCGCCAGAGTCGTAGTGCCATTTTACCTCGTAATGATCTAAGGTACTAGATGATACGCCCGATGATGAAGACGAAGAACCGCCAGTTAAGTTATTTACATTGATAGGACTCATGATGTTATGAGAACCGCTAGCATTTTTACCGAGAACAGCTCGATTGCCGTTAACTTGGACAATATACCAGCGGTCGTTCATAACCCAAGACGGGATAGCCACGCCATTATAGTACGTGGCCCCCGCCTTAATAGAGACAAGATCTCCTGCTTTTATAGAAGTGGAGGGAGCTATGGTGCCACCATCAAAACTCCAACTCGCATAGTGCGAATTACTTCCGGTTTGCTTGGCTATGGTTAAATTTTTTACGGTTACTGCCATAGCTTATCTCCTCCTTTCAATTCTTGCGGCGCGAACAAGTGTCCTAATTGCATCCGAAACTTCCGTTCCATCATCGTAAGAAACACCGTTAATCTGATAAGTGTCACCAGAAGTGTTTCCAATAGTTCTGCCGAGATCCTTAATTGCAGAAATAATGTCATCATTGGCTCCATTTTGAACCCTATTCATCATAGAACTAATCGTGCCAATGTTCGACATCACGCCTACTGACGGAGTCATGTTAAACATTCCGTTAATTGTTCCAGCTCCGGCAGACACATCACTGAGATCAAGAACTGGACGAATGGTAGGCTGAGTATCAACATCGCTGTTCATCAGTCGCACAACATTTGAAAGCGCTTTCTTTGTGCTATCGAGAGCTGAGCCAGCCATATTTTCTGCAGACCTGTCTACGAGCTTTGACATTCGGTCGATGCCCATAGCAAATCCTTCCGGAACAGAATAACCAATGGCTCTAAAAACTTTAGACGGAGAGTTGATCTTGAGAGCTTCCTTAGCTGCTTTCTTAGCCGCTTCAGCCATTGCAGAAGCCGCCGCTGCAGCCTTGAAGGAGTTAGCGCTTATGCCGGAAGCGAACCCGTCCACAAGATACGAGCCAGCGTCATAGAATGAGTCATAGTAACTTCTAGCATTAGACACAGCTGCGGTCAATGCTGATGCAAAAGCCGTTTTTGCCGAAGATGATCCGCTCTTAATACCGCTTACAAATCTTGCCGACAGGGCCTTGCCAACTGATGCAAACTGACTGGTTCTACTTCTAGCAATTGATACCAGCCCAGTTAACAACGATACCATTATAGATTTAATGTTTGATGCACCAGAGCGTATACCATTAGCCATACTAACCATCGAAGTTCGTCCAACAGTAGAGAAGCTTGTCGACATACTTTTTGCTGCGCTGCTACATCCAGCAGCCATTGAAATGAACTCAGCCTTAGCACCGCTTGCGATAGACCCGATTGATGCCAGAGATTTCGTCACGTTTGCTATGCCTGCGGACATCGTGGAGAATGCCTGCGCGGACATTTTTGTTCCGTCTGCGATTTGCTTCATGCCCGCTCCGGACTCAGCAAGCGCTTCGGAATGGGACGTTATTTTGCCTATAGCTAGAGCAACTGCTCCCATGCTTGCAGCCATATCAACGAGATTAAGATCAGTAATAACTTTGACGCCATTCGCCAGTTTCTCAAATCCAGTACCGGCATTAAGAGCCGCTTCGCCTATGGAATCGATAATACCAGCTATTCCATCAAGAACGGTTCGTATCGAATCGCCGACAGACGTGACAACGTCTGCTATGCCGCCAAATACAGAGTCAAATACTCCGGCTATTCCATCAAGACTATTTCGTATAGCGTCACTGCAGGCGGTAATTACGGGGACAAACCCCTGTACTGCTGAAGCTAAAAGAGCAAATGCCCCCGATAAAATAGCTATGCAGCCGGAACCAAATACCAATGCTGCACCTAGAACAATTATGCCAGCCGCGAGCACTAGCGCTCCAGCTCCAGCAACAACCGCACCAGCGCCAAATATTATCAAACCTGAGGCTATCATCGTCAGAAGTAAAAGTACTGACGCACCGAGAACAGCCATGACTGAGGCAAAGCTCCCTATTGAATCTTTACATGCTGCTACAGATGTGATGAAATTGTTTAACCCCTCGCCCAATGCCGTGAGCCCGTCAGCTATCGTAGGCAAGGCAAGTGATACAATATACAAAGCCCCCGCAAAGATCAGAGCGGCTAAACTGATGCCAACCATCGCAACGGCCACAACCACCAGTCCTGCACCCAGAACTATCACACCTGCTCCAACGGCGACTAATGCAAGGCCTAATAGCGCTAAACCAGCGCTTAAAGATAAACATGTCGTAAGAAATTCATTTGACTGTGCACTACAACTCAGTATTGCTGCGTACAGAACCTGCAAACCGTTCGCAATAATCGGAAGAGTTAAGCCGACAACATATAAAGCGCCGGCAAATATAGCAGCACTAATGGCAACCACCGCAAGGGCTGCTGCGAATACCATTACAGAAACACTTATCACGGCCAACGGTGCTGCAACTAAGAGCAAAGCCGCTGCAATAACTGCCATAACAGCTAAGAAACCGCCCGCATAGTCAACACATCCCGCAAGAGAGGTTATCAATTTAGTCAAGCCGTCAGCAAGTAGAGGTAGTGCTAAGCCGACAATGTACAGAGCACCGGCAAATGCTATAGCAGCTATTCCAACGGCAACGACTACTGCTGCTAATGACAGAAGCGTTGCAGTCATCAATCCCGCACCAGCAGCAAAGACCGTGAACAGCGCTGCCACACCGCAGAGAGCAGCTAAAGCGGAAACTAACAATAGTATACTTTGTGCGATTTTGTCAGTTGGTATGGATGCTAAAACCATCAGAGCAGCCGCAATAACTAAAAGACCGGTCGCGGCCAAGAGCAATCCGCCGCCGGCTCCAACCCCGCCGCCAAATTTACCTACTATAGCGAGTGAAGCTGCTAATACGAGTAGTACAGTACCAAGCGATACAGCAGCTGCAAGTATTTTTTCAGAATCGATTGCTGTTAGCAAATATAGGACCCCGCCTAAAACACCAATCACTGCTGCCATGGCGATCAGAGGTTTCATTGCTTTTTCAGAATTTTTTGCAACTTTTAGTATAATAGCGACTATAGTTCCTAATACGCCAACAGCGATTACACCTTGCGCTAAATGCTCTAATTTTACAAGACCCAGCATAACTGCAATTGCTGCCAATATTGCTATTGCTCCTGCGATGGCCAGCAATGTTGTGGCTATTTTAGGCGCATCTTTACTCGCCTTTTGAGTAATATTGACAAGATATCCGACTATCAATGTCAAACCGGCCATGCCAACTGCGGCTACACCTAACTGATCCCAGCTCATATTGCCAAGTATTTTTACTGCAGCAGCGAGTATGACTATTGCTCCTGCAATAGCTAATAAAGTCGTGCCCATCTTAGGCGCATCTTTGCTCGCCTTTTGAGTAACCCACATTAGACCGGAGACTATAAGCGATAAACCACCTATAGCAGCCCCTGCTACAGCGAGTTGATCCCAGCTCATACTGCCAAGCAACCTTACTGCAACCGCTAATATTGCAATAGAGCCAGATATAGCCAGCATGGTTTTGCCTATGTTCGAGGCATTCTTACCGCACTTTTTAGTAACCCATATCAAAGCAGCAACAATTGCTGCCAAACCGCCTATAGCAGCCCCTGCCACAGCAAGTTGATCCCACCTCATACTACCAAGTATTTTTACTGCGACAGCGAGTACCAACATAGCCGCTGCTATTTCACCGAAGACTTCTTTAACATTATTAAGGTTGCGACGGTTTTTAGTCACTTGTATCAGAGCAGCTATAATAGCCATCAAACTGCCCATAGCTGCTGCGGCTACACCTAGCTGATCCCAGCTCATACTACCGAGTATCTTTAACGCAACGGCGAGAATAAGCATTGCCGCCGCTATTTTACCGAACACGCCTTTAGCATCTTTAAGATTCTTCCGATTTTTAGTTATTCGTACCAGAGCTGCCACAATGACCATCAATCCGCCCATAGCAGCCCCTGCTACAGCGAGTTGATCCCAGCTCATACCCCCAAGCATTTTTACCGCAGTAGCAAGAATAAACATGGCTGAAGAAAGAGCTAATAAAGTTGCCCCCATTTTCTGAACTGTAGCAGGTTCTATCTTGCTAACAACCGCTGCCAGTGCTCCAATAATTGCTGCTAAAGCAGCTATCATTCCAAGGGCTTCCCACATTGCGCCGGAGTCGCTCTTGGCAAGCTTAGTCAACACATATATTGATGCTGCTAAAATGCCAATTGATATTGCAAAATTAAGAATTGCTTTCGATTTTTTCTCAAACGCTTTGGCTTTGAAAGACTTGCCTATGTCAGTAAACATAGTATTTAACCCAGAGCCGATCGCCTCGAACATGCCCCCAAGCTTTGAAAACGGATTAGCGAATTTGTCCAATACGCCTATCAGTTTGTTTACGGTAAACCATATACCGCCAGCAAATACTGCAAATAGAACAGCTCCGAAGTCAATTCCTTTTATTATGTCAATGCACTTCTGACCGAAACTCTTAAGCGCTTCCCAAGCAGTAGATGCTCCATTTTGAATTCCGTTAACAAAACCTGCAATTACATTCCTACCGATTTCAAAGAATTCCGTTGAAGGCGAATGAATACCAAGAACGCCTTTAATTGCGTCCAGAATTCCTTTTCCAAGCTCGATCATGACCTCAACGACTGTAGATATGCCGTTTTTAAGTCCATTAACGAAACCCGAAATTATATATTCAGGGATATTATCAGTTTCTTTCAGACCGTCAATCCATTTCTTAATGCTTTCGGAAGACTTATCAAGCCAATCACGAACAGTCTTGAGAATATTCTGAATAGTTTCATTACTTTTAGCCCAATCATAAACGGCAGAAGCTGCGTCTTTGATGGCCACAGCCATTGTCTTTATTATTGGAGCTAGGAAATCAATAGCCTTCGATAAGAGATCGTGTTCCTTTAACCAATCTCTGAATTTAACAATAGCGTCTCCGACGTTGGCGGTAAGATCTAAAATGTCAACATTGAATGCGCTGAGTACGGCTTTTAGAATTTTAAAGGCTATGTTCAATCCGCTACCGATGGTCATTCGCAAAATGTCTATGACTGCGAAAAGACCTTTGAAAGTTCTCTTAAGCTTATCGGCTCTCTCTTCCGAGAACACGAGTTTCTCAGAAAGCTTATTAATTACTTCAAGAAAACTATACATAGCTCCGGATGCCTTCGAGAAGTCAAATATTTCAAAGAATGCATCTTTTAAAGCTTTAGCAATCGAAACTAATCCTTGGAGTCCATTCTTGAGACTGTCGATTATTAGAACTTTAGCACTCGGCTTACTTATTTCACCAAGAGATGAGATTAACTCATTTAACGGAGTACCCGTTTTCTCAGCCTCTTCAGCAAGTTCGCGTATCTTTTTAGCCTGTTCATCGGTATAGCCAATACTTTTTAGCTCTTCAGTAGAAAGATCACCAATAGTATTTGTAAGCTCCTCAGCGGTGACAGTGCAGTTAGACCATGTCTTTCCGTTTCGTTCCCACACATAATTGATGAGCTTCTGTACTTTAGCATAGTCGTACCCGGCATCTGCCAAAGCCTGCATACGAGCCGCACCGACACCGTAATTTCCTCGAATGACTTCATTAATGATTTTATTGAAATATTCGAGTTTATCTGTCACATCGGTAGTAGCTACGGAGACATCTTTTTCGACGTCAACAAACTTTTTAAGTGTTTCAATTATGATACTCTTCGAAATCTTTCCGGCAGACATAACCTTACCGAGAGTTCCGTACTTTTTAATAAGATCATCTATTGAAACGCCGTGCTTGCTAGCTACTTCCTTCAGCTTCTCCTGAAATTTATCAGTTGAGATTCCGGCGTCATTAAGTTTTTTGATAAACACATCCCATTTTGAAGATGTGAGCATTTCACCAAGTTTTGAGAAATGCTTTGCAACGTCCAGCTTTTCAACGAAAGCAGAAACTTTGGTGACCAGGTTTTTTACTATGTTAACAACATAGTCGGCAACCGGAACGAGAGCAGTTTTGATATCGTTAATCTTTACTCGAACATTATTAAGAAGCTGCACCAATTCGCCATTCTGTTCGACTAAAGGCGATACAAACAAAGCGCCAATTCTAGCCAGTGCTGCTTTGACGTTAGATAAAGCACCTGTCAAGGTCTCGTTAGCTTTCTTAGCATGCTCACCAAAGGCATCATCCATTGCAGATGCGAACGTCTTAAAGTCAATTTGGCCTTTACTGACCATCTCACGAACAGCACTTTCTGTCGTTCCCATAGCTTCAGCGAGAGTGGCCGCAGCGTTCATACCTCTAGATGAAAGCGATAATAGGTCATCGCCCATTAGACGACCTTGGCCTGCGACTTTGGTGAAAATTCGACCGATTTCGTCGTACTCGCTATTTGTCATAGCAGCAACGCCAGCAACTGCTCTCAGTGACTTAAACATCTCATCGCCGGCTCTCATACCAGATGCGGCAAGCTGAGAAGCAACCTTTGCAGCAGAGTCCAAACTATAAGCTGTACCGTCGACAGAATCGCTAACGTTTTGCATAACGGCGGCGACTGCTTCTTCATCTTTAAGCAGACCCTGAAGCTGGAAGTGGGCATTTTCGAGATTCATAGCCCTCTTGATGCCGCCCTGAACAACGCCGCTTGTAAGGAAACTGACAGTCTTCTGGGCAAGTCGCATCATGGAATCAGTAAGGTTTTCAATTACTCGCATTCCGACGATACCAAGAACTGAGAATCTAGACTCAAGTTTTGATACACTAGCAGCGAGACTATCAAATGACGCGGTTTTAGCTGCAGCATTGACGTTCTGCAGACCTTTCGCAGCGCCGTCGAGATTTAAACTTTTCTTAAGCTTGTCAAGGGTCGACATTGTAGTTGAAACGTTTCTTTCGAACTGAGCATTGTCAAACCGCATCTCTACGACTCTTTCGTCGACTTTTTTGCTCATAATTTAGCAACCTCCTTCCATGCATCGTCTGCGATTTTATCAAAAATAGGCTGGATAGCAGGATTGATATAATCTCTTCCCTGAACCCAGCCTCCGCTTCTAGTTCCATGGCCATACTGAAGAATTATAGCTATAGGAACTCCTTTGTTAACATTTGAATTGTAGAAATTTATAGACGCCGATCCGTTCGTGTGATCGATTTCGTAATACCACGAACTAGCCGTCAATCCAGAATCGACCGGAGTTGCAGACGCCAGGACAGCTACACCTTCTCGACCGTATTTATCGAGATCGCCGATCTTAATGACGTTTTTAGCTCTCTCTAGAAAACGAGTCAACTTAGAAAAGTCGCCCCTTTGTCTGAAACTAATCACAACGAATCCCTATCCTTTCGTGTTAAATTGCTTTCTGCGAGCTGCATTTAATGCCGCATTACGAGACATTATTTCGGCTCGGCTTCTTTTCTTAGGCGGCTGATTCTTAATATTGCAGACTCTAATGAGTGTAAGCAAACGATTAAGATGCCACTTTTCAAACTCAACAGGAATGTTTAAAGCTATCATCCAGTAATAAATAAGTTCTGATGTTACCTGCTCTCTGCTACTTCCGCCACTTTTATCTTCTGAAAAATATGTAGCGGTCATTGGTGCTTCAATGTACTTATTAATTTCGATGATATTTTCTCTCGATAAGCGATTGTATACTTCCGGATTAACATTCTGTGTAAGTGTCATACATTTTATATAGTCTAGTGTTTCCTCGTACGTTTTCTCTTTTTTAGAAAAGAACGATTTACACCATTTTGATTCCCATTTTGAAAGAGAGACGAGAGAATGCTCCAAACGCAAAGTCTGCTCTTTTGCACTAACAAACTCTTGCTTAGCTTCGTCCCACCCTTCTTCTAATGCCGGAACTGTAATCTGAAGCATTTCTCATTCCTCCGTTAATTTGCCATTAGCCAACCTTACCGTCAGGAAGCTGCTTGGCGATGTCGCTAGGCATGATACCGTTGACGAACTCTGCGGCCTTATCAGCGTCGGTGGCCAGCTCCATAAAGATCTGAGAATAAGCCTCAGTCTCAGCGAACGCCTCTGCCAGAGCACCATTCTTCTTCTCGAAGCGCTTGCCGTCGGAGCTCTTCTCGCCGTATGCCTTTAGCACGAGTTCCTTGAAGATCTTGATGATTGCAGGAGCATCCTTGGTGGCTACTATCTTTTCAATCATCTCGGTAAGACCGCCGGAAATGCTCATTTCCATTTCCATAAGTTCGGCCTTGGAAAGATTAAAGTAAAAGTCCTCGGTTCTCTCGACACCGTTGTAATCGTTATAAGTGATAGTCTTCTTAAGCATTGTAATTTTCTCCTTTCAAATTAAAAAAAAGAGGCCCCGCGATTAAGCAGGGCCATAAATATTTGTTTTGTTTGCGTTATCAGGGACTGTCGTCAGTGACTGCCATAAGAGTTGCAATCTCATTAGGCAGAGGCAGACGAGGATCTGCAGCACCAGTGTTTTCCTCGCCAGCGCCATCCTTACCGTACAGAATCTCCTCAAGCGCTGCGAGCTTCTGGGTGTCGGCCTTAGTGGAGTCGATTACCAGAGATGCAGTCGGCTTGAAGTTGTCAACGGACACGGGAGTCGTAGTGACTTCCCAAGAAAAGGTAATAGCCTCGGGGCTATCATTAATGGTAGCATAAGCCTTCTCAGAAGGAGCCGCCAGAGCGCCATAGATGATATGGAGCTTGTAGCCGTAGTCATTACCCTGTGAATCGTTGCCCAGAGTAGTTCTGTAGCAGAGACCAAAGGTTTTACGAGTCTGCTGACCAATTGCCACACCCTTAGCAAGAGTTGCAGAGCCGTCACACTCGGCAAACTCATCAGGATAGGTGTAGGCCTCGATGGTTGCACCGAACTCCTCAGCCGACATCAGGTTGAGATACTTGATATCATCTGCATACAGAGCAGTTGCCTCTGCGCCAGAGGGGCTCTCAGTAACGGCAGTAAGACCGTTCCAAGCAACACCCTTGGGATAGGTGCCGTTGCTGCTAAGAGGATAGAGTACGCCATTCTTTACACCGGTTTCGTAAAAACGTTCGCCGGTTTTATCCCATACAATTTTAGACATGAGATTGTCCTCCTTTAATAATAAAGTTCAAACACATAGTGGTTGAGATTATCAGATTTATAGTGCCTATTAAAACGACACATCTGAAGATATGCTAGTTCTCCAGTCACTTGAGAATCGGGATTCTCTGTGATGAATGTAATCATATATCTTCTTTTAGCGTTATAAACCAAGTCATTAGCATGCCTAGTCTCTATGTTATCAAGAGCGTAGACTATTGCTGGGTACTTCATCTTTACTGACTCTGGAGGTTGAAAATACACATTTCGGCTTCCAAGAATTTTCTCCAGAAGATTTTGCAGATTTGGTCTGTTATCCATTATACAAACCTCCCAAAGACAGTATAAGTCTAGGGTACTGGACTTCAACGGTCGATACCTTCCATCTAGTACCCATAAACTCAGCGTAACGCATTGAGTGGAAATTATTCATGGCGTATGGGTCGGCCACAATACTCAGTTCATTTGAGATATTAATATCGTCATTGACTTTGTCAGAAGATTGAAGCCGACGAGTGTTTCTAGTCAGATCGCCAAAGTAATTACGTTCGGTAATCTGCTCTTCCCATACGCCAGGCGCGGTCTCCACTGTTTCAGCGTAGCCGATTTTCCCATAATATTTCGCCATTTTGAATTATCTCCTTAGATTAGTCAGCGACGGCTGCCAGAGCAGTAAGTACGGTCTTCAGAGTAGAATCGGAACCAGTGGTAGTCGTGTAGTTAACACTGCCTACTTTACCGGAAGTCTCGGAATAGCTAATAGGAATGAAATAGCCAGTGCCGATCTTGATAATTGCACGCTTAATAAAAGCATCCTTCAGCTCGCTAGTCTTGTACTGTACCGTGCAGGCTTCATCAGCATAAGCCTTGCCGTCGGCTTCGGCCTTGCCATAGATAACAATGGCCGCCACATTCTGGTCCTTAGCCTGGTCGTAAATTCTTTCCATAGTAATTTACCTCCTAAAATATTTGTTGGTTGCTGTCGAATTACTCAGTGATGTCTTCTTCCAGAGCGATAGCAGAGTACCACTCAACAAGAGCACCAGAGACGCGAGTCTCCAGAAGGAGCTTGTACTGGTTGAAATCGATGTCGAAGTCATCAAACTTGGTGATCTCGCCACCCTTTACGCAGCCAAGCTGGTAATCAGAAAGGTTGACAAACAGGCCGAGAAGCTTCTTAGTCTTGTTGCCTGCAGTACGAGTAAGACCCTCAAACTGCTCGATGGTCTTGATATCCTTGACGTTAAGAGCTGCAACGAGATCGTTCTTGGAGCTGTAAATTCTGCGACCGTTAAGGTCACGAGCAAGCAGCATAACGTTCAGCAGGTGAGGAGTGCAGTAGAAGGTAAGGTTACCCGAACCCTTGTACTTCTCACGAGAGTAAAGAGCCGCCTCGATAATCGCCTCAGCGTAGACATAGTTGTCACCGAAGTGGTTAGCAGTCTCAGTACCCTGCAGCTTCTGCTTTGCGCCAGCGATATCAACATCCTGGTGGATGCAGTACATATCGTCATCCTTCCAGATAGGACGGATGTGGTCTTCCTTGATCTTGTCGGGATCGAGATCATCGCGGCCGTCACCGATCAGGATCGCCTGAGCCAGGGTCTGATCCATGGTGTGACGCAGAATCTTCCACTGATAAGCAATGATGTCGAACTCGGTAATGTCGAGAACATCGTCGCGGTTGATCTTATCCTTTACATAGATGGTCTGAGCATCATGAGTACGACCGAGCAGCTTGATCTGCTTGCCTTCCTTCTTGTAGTTGCCCTTCTCATAGCCGAGAGCCTTCAGTTCAGCCTGGCGAGCATCGGCGCGGCGAGTACGAACTCTTGCATACGGGGACTTATGTACACCATTGATGACACTGGATACCCAAGTATCATCGGGGTAGAGAATCTTCGGCTCAGCCGGGTCAATGAGCTTGTACTCAGGCATCAGCATGCCCATGGTCTCCTCATCGAATGCATCATGCTGAAGCTCATTCTCATTCTCGTAGATCTTACGAGCCTGCTGGAAGCTACCGACACTAGGAGTCTTTGCAAGCTCAAGGATCTCGTTCATCGCGGAATGGCTAAGGGTCTTGCCCTGCTCCATATCTTCCTGATCAAACACATTCTTTTTCATTTCGTTTCCTCCTTCGGAATGATTAATTTCATCTTTATTATCTTCGCCGGGCTTATCGTTGTCTTCGATAGCACCAGCTATTAAAGAATAAACTGCAGTCTTCTGCTCATCGTCGAGCGTGTTGAAGACTTCGAGGACCGTCTTTTCGCCTTCCGATTTCTTATCCTCTTCAGACTTCTTGTCTCCCTCGTCCTTCTTCTGAGGTTCGTCTTTCTTCTCTTCCTCAGTATCAGCGTGAGCGAGAGTTATATCTTCTCCGGTATAGAGAACAGCCTCTTCGTCGCATTCTTCACCATGTTTTATGATGGACTCGATCGACGCTCCGGGATTTGCTCCGGCGAGAACAAGGCTCACCTCACGGATATTACCGTGAATAACATTAGACATGTTCTGCTTGAGCTGATTCGCATAAATAGACAGTGATACTATGTCACCATGCTGCACGAGGAGCTTTGCCGTCTTACCAGACTCAGTGTCATTGAACGTGCAGTATGTATAAACGCCTTCTTCTCTATTTTCCAGCAAAGCATGACCGAGAACTTCATTCGGATCATTATGCTGATGATTCCAAACAAGCGGGACGGTCTGACCATCATTATGCTTGAAGGCATCTTTCATGATCACTCTGCCATCGGAGCATTTAAGATTAGCTTTGGTTGCCCATCCGCTAAAATCAAATTTATCCATTTTGATTTTTTCCTCCTTCTTCTAAACCTTCGCTAACGGGTTTGACCGAGGTCTGATTCTGCTTGGCTTCCGCAATGTTGCTATTTCGAAGTTCGTCAGCCTTAGGATCATTGGAAGGTTTAATTCCAATAATCTGTCTGACTTCGTTCGAAGTGAGTATCTCATTGCGAGTAAACTTATCCGCAATTTCTGCGATATCGTTTACAGGAACGAGTTTGAACGGATCTCTAAAGAACAGAATCGACTGACCCTGTGAGCGAGCAGTTTTAGTAAGAAACTTTCGTTTCATTTCGTCGACTATTGCCGACACTATAGGTTCTATTGTCCTGTTATAATAATTGAGCATTGTCTTGTCATCGGCACTGCCATCTAGAATAGTCTGAGTAATACCAAGCTGCCCATAAAGACTATTAGTCAGATATTCTATCTGTTTCATCAGATTGTTTTCTACTGACCTGTTCAGCTGGGTTATCTTTTCAGTGCCATCAGTATAAGCAATGCCGTATTTCGATCCAGCGAGTTGCATCTCAATGTCTTTGCGACGATTGTCTGCCTGCTGCCTACGAGCTTCGGTTTTGATTACATAAGGAAGCTGTATAATGAGATCGAGCTTTCCTGAAGCTGTCTGTTCATCAGTAATGTCCAGAAGACTAAGTTTATGAATCAGGCGCTGCATAGTGGAGTTAGGCTCGTTCATTACCGCATACAAAGGATTCTCAACAATAGCTACTGCTTTCTTAGGAAGAATGACTTCTTCTTTCTTAGCAGTCAACTCATTGTAAAGACGAACTTTAACATGCTGAGGACGCCATTCGATAATTTTTCCGACTCGCATCGTGTTTATATCAAACGAGTTCGTGACTGCAGGATCAAGAGTTGTATCGACGGGTACAATAGCTACACAGCCCTCATCAAGCATTGACATGACAACGTCTTGAATAAACGCGCGTCCAGTCTGATCGGTATTAGCATCCAACGTAAGACAATTGTTAAGTCCAGATTCAATTACAGATGAAAAACGACCGTTATCATCCAAACGAACATGCTGAATGTTAATGGCCGATGCATCGAGAGCTATTCGATTGTAAACTGATGTAACTATGCTTCTTTCGTTGCCTCTGGTAAATCTAGGGCGGTCAGGACGATAGTAATAACCAGATCCAGTGTTATACTCAACCGTAGGATCTCGGTTATTTACAAATGCATTCCAGCCATGCTGGAGTCTATTAAAAAATCCCATTTCGCTTTACTCCTTACTCAAAAGCTTCTCTATTAAGTTTAAAAGCAACATAAGCATCCATCATTGCTGCGACAGCATCGATCTTCTGGTCATATCGCTTTTTCAAAAGTTTTCTATTGCCATTCGTATCTTCGAGAGTTATACAGTTGCCCATGGCAAAGGACATGAGCTCCTCGTCAAACAAAAGCATCCGTTCTTCAGAAAGTTTCTTAAGCTCGCCCAAAGGAACGGACTCTGTTTTAGCACCCTGTATAACTTTCTCTATACCAAATGGACCGTTTTCTCTTTCCCATCTCTCAACAAACTCTCTAGCATTGTACGGGTCAAATCCAAAGCATCTGACATCGTACTCACTTTCAGCTATGTACTGATCAAGATCTTCGTAGACTTCCATCATATCAAGAACAGTGCCTGGCATAACGACCAGACTACCTTCTTTCATAAACTGATCATACTTTGCTCTCATTGCTGCGGGTAGTTTCATCAAAGTTAACTCGGTAATGTAGTTACGAGTCTTGATTCCGAAAGCTCCACCAGATAACGGGAACAAAAATGTGAATGCGCAGAAGTCGTCGCCTTGGGAAAGGTCGGCTCCGAGAGCGCAAGGCATCTTCCAGAACTCTTGCCTACGGTGAGGCAGAGTCTCTTCATAAGTGAAGTAATATGTATAGCCTTCCATAGGGATACCGAAACGCTTTGCCAGAATATCATTTCTTGCGGCAGGGTTCTTCTCTGCTCTTTCAACATCTAGCTGGTAAGTTTCATAGGTAACAGTCTTACCGAGATTAGGATTAGCCTTCAGCCACTTATCTGGGTCGTTAACTTCCTCGATATCGTCAAGCTTGTACCACCAGATAGAAACATGAGGATTGTAGTAATCGCCCTTCAGAATGTCGGCCAACTCCATTTTGATTGTGTCGCCGCTTCCGTTACGAACCGTACCTTCTGAACTAATTGCAACGATAAGATAGTCGTTGTTCTCAGCTGAACCCTGCTCTTTTGCTGCGCCCTGTTCAAGTGCACCTATCGGATCTTCGCGAACGTCGCCAGAAAGCCATTCGTCTATTGTAGCAATCTTTACTCGAAGACCCTGTAACTTGTCAATTGACATAGGCCTAACTTCCAGAAGAGATCCGGTTAAGAAGTTCTGGATTCCCTTCTTAGTCGAAGCGAGTTGGCAACGATTTGCTTTAGACCCAGTGGTATTCTGGAGAGAGCCTTCGGTAAGAAACTTGTACAAAGGTCCTCTGGCTCTGGTAATAGCAGTTCGTATAGGTGACATTACCTCTTCTGCCTGAGCCATAGTCGGAGCTGTGGTAATCTGATGGGTCGTAGCCGTGTCAACGTTGAGAAAGAAATTCTGAATGCACGAAGCGTACATTGATTTTGCAGCGCCTCGAGCAACGATCAGATACTGTTTGTTAACAAGGCGCTTCTTTATACGCTTCTTCTCATAGTGGCCGCCATGTCCATCTGGAGACGGAACATAAACGCTTCTCTCTACAAAGTAATACCAACCGAATATCTGCTCCGCCCAGAGTTTGAATGAGTCTAGCAGATGAAGATCTTCGCCATTAGTTAAGGTCAACTCATTTTCACAAAAAGAAATGAACCCATTAATAGCTTGGTCATCATACCAAACTCCTGGGTTCGCTATCAGGTCGTCTATTCGGTTCATCTCCATAGAGATTTCTTTGTTTACGGGAATCTCTCCTCGAATTACGGCATCACGAAACTGGCCGTAATAAATTGGAGTGGCCGTGTTTGATAATGCCATATAGTTCGCTCCTTAGTCGTCTTTCTTTTTGTCTTTCTTGTCGTTAGTGCCTATGATTTTCATAGGATTTTCTTTGGCCTCGTCCGAGAAAGCATTATAAACTTTAGCAACGTTATTATAGAGATTAATACCAGTATTTGCTGCGCCATTTATGCTATTGCCCCACTTTGTGGCTTTATCAACAAATTCTCGGCCTTTGTTGACCTCCTTAGGGATAAGTTGCGAAATGTTCCTCTCAAGCTGAAGCCTAGTATAAGCGGACTGAAGTTCAGCAGTAGTGAACAAATCAGCATTCTTGTACAGTTCAGCAGCAGACCGGCTCTTGAGAATTCTCTCTTTCTTAACCTCGAGAGTTTCCTCCTGTTTTTGCTCTTTCTCGGCTTCTTTTTCCGCTTTAGATCCTTTCTTAGAAGAACGCTTCTTAAAAAAGCCTTTCGATTCTTCTTTTCCGTCAGAACTATACCCAGCACGTTTTCTTCCGGCTGCGGTAAGAGAACCGTCTTTATTCTGGTACCTTCGGACGCCCCACTTCATACCAAGAATACCGTGGTGATAAAGTTCGGACATATATTCGTCTGTGGTCACGTTTAATCCCTCCTTTCAGGTTAAAACGTTCCATTTTGAATTTTTATATGTAGTGAATTGCTTTGAGTTTATCTAGGCTCCATTCAAACAGCATGAACCGTTTGTGAGCCCCGATGAAATCTTCTTTGTCGGTCCATTCATCGGTCATATTGCCAGAAGATAATCTTCGAACCATTATTCCATATACGTCGGCTTCACTTTCATGATGGAGATGACCAGAATGAACTTCCCTGATGGTTGCTCCTGCGAATTCTTCAGGAAATGCTACAGGAAAGACATGCGCAAGATTCTTAGCGGTAGCTTTCTTTGCATCGCCATGCGTAACCATGACTGCGTTCTTTCCATATGTGATGACTTTGCGGAATTCGAGAGAATCGTCTACGATCTCCGGACCATATCGCTCGAGAAGCGTCTGCATAAACATCCATGAGATACTTCTATCATGATTGCCAGGAGTATAAATCACTTTCACTTCATCGGCTTGGCTAATAGCTGAGTCAATGATTGCATACATGAACCTCTGACCGTCTTTCACTGCCTTAACCATGTCGACTTTCTCTATGTTCGTACCTTTAGTAGTCTGTCCATTAGCAATGCTGTCATTGTGAAAGAAATCCTGTCCGTATGGTATCACGACTCTTTTCCAATGATGGCTATGTATCACTTCCAGTACTTCATCAAGCACGGGCTCATAGTAGTCCATAAAAGCTATGCCCCAATGCATGTCGAACAATGAGATTTCGAGCATGTTTCTCGAGTCAGGATGAGCCTCAGGTTTGTATTCATAAGGCTCGACTTTTCCTTGTATCGCTTTTATAAAGTCGTCAGGGTCTACGGAATCGGCATGCTGCTTAATCCATGCCTGGACGATCTCTCCTTTGGAGGAGACCTGAACAGTTGCACCGTGAGCAGTAAAGCCTTCGTAGGTTCCGGAGTCAAGTGTCATGCGATCTGCATAAATCTTTTTAGACCACCGCTTTATAACTGTGCTAAAAGATTTGTATGACATCGGATTATCTACATTCTGGGTATAATACTCGTCGTAGATTTTTCTGTACTTAATTCCTGCCGCCTTCATCTCACAGCACTTTTGCTTGACTTCTAATGGTATAAAATCATACACGTGTCAACCCTCCTTAGGGTCAACAGTGACATTAATTCGCCATTCGAGTTCACTTGCCAACCGGTTCATTGACTCTGCAACCGCAGAGCTAAGAGGAGGATCGAAGAGCATACGTACTTTTAAGTATACGAATGACTTGACGTCTGATAGACGCGGATCATCGCCCATGAAATCAGACCACTCAGCTGAATCGTCTTCTATACTAAAACCAGCAGTAGGACCAACCCCAAGCTGGTTAAGAATGGAGAATACTGAGTTGATATGCATGATAATGATCTGATCAAAGTCTGTACAGTCTTCGAGAATTCCAAGGAGATTCTTTATTGATGTTAGAATGCTATCCATTTTGAATTTCTCCTTACATTAATGCCGCCAAGGGCATGTATCATTTTTGCTTCGTTCTATTGGAGTCGTAACCAGTAGGCTTTTGTCTCCGTAATGTATAGCGTTGTGTGTTGAGTGAATTGTTGTTATCAAAAACTCAGGATCTAAGAGAATTTCACTCTTTCTCTCAATGTCTTCTAGTGATATGGGATTGAGATGATGGATGATAATCTTTTGCCCATGTATCTCATGATCGATCGCTGCTAAATCACAACCATGATCTCGAACTATTACATGATCTCTAGTCATCTTCCACTCTCTGGAATTGTAAAACATCTGATTGAAGATTCTGTCAAATCCGAATGTTTCTTTGCCTATTTCTCCGTCGAGTCTAAGATACTCGAACCGTTCCTCAAATGTAGGAAAAGCTATCACCTCTGAATAGGTTCTAATACTCATCTGGGTCACCACCACCATACTGCCGCATAGCAATAATTGCATCGCGGTAGAGCTCTTCTGTCCTCTGAGTAGACTTAATTGCTTCTGTCTTTGCAGAGATGAGCTCTTCTTGCTTTTCAAGTATCTTAAGTTTAAGCTTTGCTTCTTGCGTTGCCAACTTAAGGAAATGTGTTGTCTCCTGAGAAGAGGCAGTGCCTTCTATAAGTCTCTTCTCAACAAGATCGGTCGCAAGAGATATTAACTGATTCTCCCTAGCTTCCGGTGTTAAAGCCGGTCTAAGTTTTCTCTGCTTAGTGTCCGTTGACGGTTTAACTTTTGCCATAGTTACTGCCTCCTTTCTTTAGTTAATGAATAAGTCTGTAGTTTTTAATCGTATCAATCGCTGTTTTGTCGGTCTTAGTCCATACTCCATTTGTTTTCTTCCAGATGGCATTGGCCTGTGTGTAAGCGCCGTTTTGTTTTAGATATACACCAGAGCCTATTTTCGATATCGTAGCTTTGGCGTACAATGTTAAATCAGAATTCGGACTAAGTGAATAACTCTGTTCATCGCTCACAAGATTTGTGCAAGCCGAATCAGAGTACCATCCAATCCATATCGCACCCGATTTAAGTATTGCTGAGAATGTTACTGTGTCACCCTGATAAGGTGCTGTATCAGACACGCCGATTTCTTGCAATCCGTTGGTGTTATCTCCGCTTACAGCTTGCATGGCGTACTGATTAAAGTACAACTTTAGATTGACGTACTTTACTCGCTGTGCATTAGCATTAGCACCGTGTATATGCCAACGTATCTGTGTGCTTTTCGTGCTACTTGTGACGGCAGGATCAGTTATATCGGTTTTAGCTTTAACTCTCTGGGTAATAGACGTAAACGATTCTGAATGAACAGAGTTTCCATCAAATTCCAAAGACACGATCGCCGTACCGGCGCTTCTAGAACAACTTATCGTAGAATCGGCTTTGAAAGGGCGAGCCGTGCTCGAAGGAAATACGAGCTCTTTTCCTTCATCTTTAAGAATTGCATAACCGTCGGTGCTATCATTAAAATACTTTCTAAAGGCATATGTCTCTTTGTCAAGATCTACATGATCCGCCTCGCAGTATGTCGAAGAATTGTCAATGGTTATATTTAGTTCTTTAGTAACGATAGAAGACATATGTTTACCCCATATCCAAATATATGTCATCATCAGAGCCAAGATCCGCTGCCGGTTCGCCACTGCCTGAATAGACGTTAACTACATCGATATTAATTGCCTTAGCTTCTGAGCCATCATATACCACAGTAGTTCCTCCAAAATTTATAGTTAAAGAATTAGGATTCTTTAAAGCGGTCGGAGTATTATATTGGTATATAATCCATGATGACCCATTATATGTAAGCGAATAAGTCAAGGCCGCGATTTGCGTAATATTGTAGACCGTTGTAAACACGCACATCCCAGAACCAGCATCATCGATCATGGAAAGCGTAAAAATTATGCCGCTAAGCTTGGCAATAACTCTTCGCCCGCTACTGTGCGCTTCAAATATTTCAGAAAAAGTTTTGTCAACGGTTGCAGAATACGCCCCAGTGCTAGTGCTAGCGCCGATCGTAGCGGTAACAACAAAATCGCTCACTTCTAGTGTTCCAACTATTTGCTCTCCGGCTGCATTATGCGCTGTTGCTCCTTTTTCGAGCATATCCGCAGTTACAGAGTCACCGGTAAGATCAATCAAGGTGCTTCCATCGTAAACGACCTTGCTTACACCCATATGATCACCCCTCGCCCGCGATGGTCACAGTCTTTCCTCCAGCAGAGTTATCAGTCTCGACATAAGGGATCGCGCCAACCGTTACCTGGGCAAGATAATCATATCCGCTATCGGGAAGTACGACCTGCTCAGCAGTCTTTGGAGTAACCGTCTTAGAGTGAACTTTAACTTCGCTCGAAGGCTCCAGAGTTCCTGTTACACCAAGAATTGTAATACCTTGCTTAATGTTGGCTGCTATAAGTTTAGCTTTTTCGGTAGAAAGAATAGAAACTTTTCCGCTGCCGTCATGGTAACCCTGAGCGATCGAGATTTCATCGTCAAGGGTAGAGATCGTAAGTGACACTGAGCCATTATTAGGCATCGTACCGGTAAGTTTGGTGCCTCTTGCATAAGCGGTTTTTTCCAATAAGCATCTCAGCTACTTTTACGTTAGCGTCCTGAGAATTTACGTCAAAGTCACATGTGCCTGTTATAATGTTACCGCTTGCATCGTGAGCAGTATAACTTGCAAGGATCTTATCTGCGGTTACAGTATCTGCGGTAAGGTCTATAAGAACTGTATTGCCGTATACTATTTTATTGGCATGCTGATTATCAGCCATTGTCAATTACCCCCAATAATTATTGTTTTTCCATTTTGATTGCTGACTTCGTAATACGGAATCGGATCGACAACGACGTCTTGCGAGAGGTGTCTATCTGACGTTGGAAGAGTTTGGGAAGAGACCTTTGGAATCACCCGGTATTCATCCAAGTATTCTTTGTAGCCAACAGGCCTCATCATTTTTCCACTAAGCACCTCATCAGCATTAATCCGGCCAGCAAGAAGATTTTCAGGATTTATCTTTCCCGATAAGCTCTGGTCGAAGCGGATTTTACCAGAGAGTACTCCTTCCTTAGCAATGACACCTTCGATCATCACGTAATCTCCTCCATAATTTCGAAGGTATGAGGCTCAATGATTGTATAGACGTCTCCACCTTCGGTAGTCAACTGAACATCATACTTATACTTGTTGAATGGCAGTTCTTTGGTGTCGGAAGGATCGATCTTGATAATATTGGAACCTTTTGCTGACTTTTGAAGAAGAGGCTCGTAGTCTTTACCGCTTTTCTTAATTGTTAACTGAAGAATGTCACCACTTTGCATAATGTATTCTTCGCCATTAGTTTCATTTGTAATAGGAATCGTGAAGCGAGCCGTGTCGCCTCTGGTCAGTCTTATTGTTCCATCATCTAATACGTACAGCATGCATTCCGCTCCTTTCTTTAAAAAATTGTAAGAAACGGGATAGCACTTAAAGAGGCTCATAAGGTGTATATAAGGGAGGTGAAAGGAGTGGAAACCTTATTGAATGAAAGGAGAAAATATGGCAAACAACATGAGCACAACCCGGAAGGGGACCGGTCGATAAGCGACCACGAATTAACCTTATGAACCTGTTTAAATGCTATCCCAATAAATGAGATAGCTTATTTTGATTTTACTCAATAGCAACTGTGAGCTTAAGATTTTTCTTAAACTCCTCGAACAGAGCTTCTTTATTGACCGTTTGCTCGGGCAGAGCCGCTATAAGTGCCTTGCACATGCGCAGGCAAATGATCTGATCTCGAAGCATGTCTAACGTAACATCGTAACCTGTCGCGTCGCCGTTACCTTTGAGTGCTCCGATGTCAACGAGCTCCTGAGCTTCTTTCTGCGCCCACTCGGGCATTTCAGATATTGTTTTATAACGAACCATTTCAGTTTCCTCCTCCTGTTTAGGTTCTTCAGTGGGCTTTACCGGCTCGCTCTGCCTGGGATACGCCAAAGCAAGATTACCGGCTTTAACGGGACTCATGATAGCATTCTGCCCGTCCTCTGATTTGTTGATGACCACACGGTCGCCAGTGACTTGATACACTCGCCAATTCTTCGCACGTATCCATGCAGGAATAGCAGCGCCATCGTAGTATGTAGTACCAGTTATCTTGACAATGTCACCAGTCTTAAATGTGGTTGTGCCGGCAGGCTTACTCACAGTGCCAAGACGTTTGTTAACTTCAGCCGCTATCTGACCGTGGCGATTGTACAGATAATCACCGGGGCAAGCCTTATTAGCATAGTCTCTATGCACGGTCATGTTGCAGCCGTTTCTGTGATTGATACGGTCGTTCTTGTTGGTAGACCACACAAGCTTCTTGATGCCGTTGCGCTTGCATATATCCGTGACAAGGTCAAGAAGTTTGGCATATGCTTTACTATTGACTGCGTAAGGATGCTTATTATCTGATGCAACTTCAATTGTAACTGCCCGACGATCGTTGTCGCCGTTAGATGAACACCAGCTTCTGTCTTTCTCCTCAACATACATGCCAACCCTTCCATCCGAGCCGATACCATAATTGGCACTAGCTTCTTTTGTCTGGAACAGTTTACCAAGGGTTTCTACTGCCGCCTGAGCAGCCACACAATGAATTGTTATGGTATCTATTACATGACCATTACGGCTAGATTTATGTGGGCTTATAAGTTTATAATTTACTAATGGGCTATTTGTAAATGCCATAGCTTAATCATCCTCCAAAAGTCCAGAATATACTTTCTCATCATCGTCCATCATGTTACCTCCGTTGCAGTAAGTGCTCCTGAGTCATCTACAGTTATTTTGAATTTCTTGCTAGAGCCAGAAGTAGAAGACATCAAGATAATATACCTTGGGCCTATAACTGTAGCATCCGGATAGCTTTCGTTTGCCGCTACATGTAATTCTGTACCATCTAGCAATCGCATAGGCTGACGTTCTCCTGCTTTAATACATCCTTCTACATGTAAGGACGTACCAGCAGTTTTTAAAATCCGTTCATTATTCACACATCCTGCGTATAGGTATGGGTTTTCAATATACTCTCCTTTGCCATATATTACGGAGGCATAATAGCTGCTCTCGTCAAAAGCTATATATTTAGGAGATTCAATCATACTGGAAGGAATTTTAACCTTTTGAGCGCTGAAGTGCTTAACCTCAATTTCTATAGAACCTCCAATAGTTGAAAAGTATTGATACTTTGTGGCTCCGCCAGACCATAAGGTTCCATAATCTAAGCAAAACGGATACTTAACCAGGTCATAATCGCCTAAATAATTCTTAGACGCGCCGTTTAAAACCGGACGAACATTTTTGTATAAAATGCCATTAAAAGTGACGTCGTAAATGTCGTTGCTGGAAACACTAAATGGAGAACTATAATCGATAACAACAGAAGCTTCGTATCTGCCGTTCTCAGAAGCATTAAATTCTTTAGTTAAAGTATGGGTGCCAGATAAAACGTAATCGGTGTATCCACCAGGCCTATTTTTGATATAATCAGAAGCATTTTCATCGTTCTGATTCCAGTCAGGAGTAGTGGCATTAGACTCGGGCAAATAGTCGCTTGAGATTTTATGAATACTTCCATCGTTATCTGTGTATCCGTACCCACCAGATGCCTCGGCTTCTGCCCACGACCCATTCTCGCCAACAAGTAGTGAGCCTTCCTTAGTAACTTCTGGAATGACTTTAGACACTTCGCTCAAAACTTCCGCTTTGAATTTCTCGAGAGCATCAGGATTGCTATTCAGGGAGCTCTTACTATTATTAAAGCTCTCGCCAACACTTAAAAGATTACAAATTTCCGTGCTCCATCTATAGGTGTAGTTCTGATCAGTATCAAGACACTCAAAGACTACGACAAATTCAAGAGATCCATAGTACTTGGTAGCATTGCTGGAGACAAGCCAACTAAACACAACCGTTTCGTTTTCAACAGTTGCATCATTGACTATGTACACGTCTTTCTTTGTCGCTTTTGTTTTCTTATCTGTATTGGTATAGTGAATCTTGATGCGATCACAGAGGCTCATATCATGACCCTCGACATTTTTCGGAATTTCGAATGTGATTCGCTCAGACAAATGGTCGCCCTGCATAAGTTCTAACTTAGTTGAGGTGGTCATAATCTCCCTAGTAGTTGAACTAATGACGAAATGGGCATCGCTATCAACTACCGGATGTGTATGAGCCATCATATCGCCCCCTTCTAAAATATAAATCCTTTTTCAAAAAATTCCCGCCGGGGAAATATCAAGG